TGCGGGTGGACGCTAGACCGCTGATCGGCCCGCTCTGCACCGGCCTGGAGCCCTGCCAGCACGACTCGTGCCTCGCTATCCGCAACGGCATCTACGACCTGCACCCAGTGCCGGGGAAGTGCGGCGCTCCTCTGTACGGGAAGCTGCACGACCCTGAGGTGAAGTGCCAGGCGTGCGGGATCGTGTACGAGGTGGCCGAGCGCCGGGAGGAGATGCTGAGCCACCTGCCCGAGCTGATGGAGACCGTCGACATCGCCAACGCCCTCACCTCGCCGGACGACCCGGTGACTCCGTCGATGATCCGCAAGATGGCCTACTCGGGGTACATCTACCCCGTGGGGACGAGCCTCGACGGGGTGAAGCTGTACCGGCTGGCCGATGTCCGGGCCGTCCTGGCCGTCCGTCGGGAGAAGAAAGCCAAACACGGGAGAGCAGTGGCATGAGTGCCCCCGAGTGGACTGAGCCGTTCGTCGCCGAGCCGCCGATGCGCACGACGGGTTACCTCGAAATACGTGGCAGCTCGGCTGTCTACATCCCCGGCAAGGGCGAGATCGTCAGAGTGAACGGCGAGGACTTCTGGGTGACAGACACCCGCCACGACACGGATGGCGTGGTCACGCTTCAGCTGATGGCTGCCCGCGCCAACGTAGATCACACCCGCTTGGGTGGATCCCGACAGTCGGGAACGTTAGCGTTATCTACTGTAGGTTCTGCACGTCCTCATAAGGCCCGACCCCGTTCCGCGTGGGTTGGGCCTTTGTCATGTCCGGGGGTCAGTGATGTCGCTTCGTCGTCACGCATGCGTCCCGGATTGCGACTCCGACGACTTGCTCCATCTCATACTCGAAGGACTGATCATGACTCAGGCAGACGTAGACGCTCTCACCACTCAGGTCGAGGCCAACACGGCCACCCTGGCGAACATCCAGACCGAGGTCGTCGCCCTGCAGGCGCAGATCGCCTCCAACCCGGGAGCCCCGGCGTCCAGCTTGGACCTGTCGAAGCTCACGGCGGCGGTCGGGGCTCAGACCACGGCGGTCACGGCAGACGCGGCAGCGGACATCCCAGCCCCTGCGCCCGCTCCGGCTCCTGCCCTGGCTGCAGCCGAGCCCACTCCGATCGCTGACGCGGCAGCCGCCGCAGTGGCGACTCCGACCGACGTCCCGGCGGCCACGGTGCCCGACGCCGCTCCCGCTCTGGTTCCGGCCAACCCGGACAACCCCGCCGCAACCGCCTAGTCCATTGTCCGGGTATCGCTGGCTCTGGGTGGCGTGGGGCGGGATCTTCCTGGTCCTGGAGTTCACCGCGCTCATCCGCCGCCGCGATCAGGACACCTTGAGCGAGTTCGTCTGGTGGGCGTGCAAGACGTCGCCGGGCTCGACGATCGCGACGTGGACCGCGCTCCACTTCTTCGTGGCGGGGTTCATGATCTGGCTGCTCATCCACCTCGTGTTCGGATACTTCCGGTGAACTGCTCGCACCCTCAGTGCTCCAAGACGGCCCTCGGCCAGTGGCAGCGCGCCATGACCGCCGACGAGTCCGCGACGCACGCCCACGGCCAGCACGAGCGCGCCCTAGATGCCACTGCGGCTCGGCGGGTGCGGCACCAGATCGCCATCGCCGAGATGCGGCTGATGGCCGAGCAGGCCCGCGAGCTGAAGACGACGGACGGCGACCGGGAAGCCCGCCTGCTGGACGGCCAAGCCGCCGACGAGCAAGCCGCCCACGATCGAATCCCCGACCCGGTCGAGCGCCCACCCGCGCCCGGCACGGTGGCGGTGTTCGCCTGCGAGGACCACCTGATCGACGCCGAGAAGGCGTCCCACCTGCACCAATCAGACTGTCTGACATCAGACACCTGCGCGTGCGAGACTGTGCCGCCTGAGCCTTCGGCGTGGCCGTTCCCCGAGATCCACCCCGCTATGGCTGCTAAGGGCTGGTCGTAATGGACCTCTACCAGTACGGGATCGAGGGGCTCGAGTTCGGCCTGGACAAGGTCACCGTGCTCCAAGCGGACGGCGTGACCCAACTGGAAGCCGTGGAGACCACCTCGCCATCTGATCGCCGACGTCAATGGAAGGTCGAGCCGCTCCGCCTCGCTAACGGCGAATGCTTGATCCTCGACTACACGATCACCTACTCGTCGACATGAACTCCTGGTACTACGTCCTCTTCCACTGGCCCGACGGGTCGGTCTGGGGCAACTGGGTCGACGACGTCGTCTGCCTGACGCTGGGCTTCATCGCCGGCCACTTCGGGATCAAGTGGCTCCGCCGCAAGATCGACGGCGTCAAGGAGCACCTGAGCGAGCAGGCCGAGCGGCACCACGCCGAGCGGATGGCCCAAGCGCAGGCGCACCACGAGGATACGGTGAAGGTTCACGGCCTGCTGACCGCGATTCACGAGAAGCACGTCGGCGCTGTCCCCGACCATCTGGCCCGGCCATGATCAAGCGCTACTGGCGACCTGTTCTGTGCGCCGCGCTGGCCTCGTTCCTGGGCATGGCGTCGGGCTTGGTGTGGTTCCTGTTCGGCTGTGAGATGGACGAGGTCCTAGCCGATGTCTAACGACAAAGTGCCCGATTTCGATTACCGCCTCGAGGTCCACTCTGAGGCCGTATGGCTGATGATGCCCGACCAGTGCATTTGGGTGCATCCGGTCAAACCCTAAGACTCGGGCCGCTGGGTGACGCCTAACCCCCGAGGGCTGATCCCAGCGGTTCGACCACGGCGCTCGTGGTGGTAACAGAGACGATCAACAAACTCAGCCATGACCCGCTGCGAACGCGCGTGAGCCCACGATCGGGGCCTCCCGGGTTGTACGGGGTGGAGAATCGGGACTCCCCGTCGAGCGCCTACTACTTACTGGCTGGCAGATTCAGCGCGAGATGCGCCTGCCCCATATAGACCCTGGCTTGGCTGCGCAGATGCGCCGTCCAGAACGGGTCGACCTGATCCTGCGCAGTTTCCAGAGATGTGATCGCGGCTCTCAGGGACCCGATCGCGTACTCCAAGTGGTCGCGATCAGTGACGAGACTGGCCAGTCCTTCAAGCTCTGGCGCTGGAGCGGACTCAACGGGCGTTGGTAGGCCAGCCCAGATTCGGTACTGGTTGGGGCTCTTGAGGCCCTCCATGACGGCCTCGCGCCATTCCTCGTCCGTTTCCGGCTCCTTCATAACCGCTCCTTGTTCTGAGGGCACAGGTACTGCGCCGAAAGCTCGACCAGAACATGTCTAGCCGGACTAGACAACTCAGGCTGAAACCCGCTTTCGTCTAACTGCCGCTCTGTCCATCCTGCGTCCATATCCGCACACGCTTCATGACCATAGCCAGCTATCGCCACAGGCTTGGCTTGGACAGCGGGGACGTGCTGGTGGACTGCCGCGACGAACTGCTGGTCAGGCGACTGGCTCGACGCCGCCGAGGCTGTTGAGCGCATGGCCAGCCAGACGGCAAATCCGGCCAGCAGGCATCCGAGGAACGCGAAGACCAGCGGCCAGATGTCACGGACGACGCGCCACAGATCAAGCCAGGCGCGGGTCACAACCGCTCCTTGACGACAGTTTCTCGGATCGGCTGCTCAATCGCCCATGCCAGCGCCTTGACGATCCATGCGTTGCGGGACAGGCCAACCAGCTCCGCTCGCTTGTCGATCGCATCGGCCAGTTCCTCAGGCAGACGTAGCGCGTGCTGCTTCACCATAGCTATCATGATAGCAATCGTCATATCAGAAGTCCAGCCCGACCCATGAGACGGAGCCACCCATGAGCCCGGTGTCTCGCAAGTGCTCATACGGCGACTGCAACGCCTGGTCGATCAAAGGCGGCACCGTCTGCAACAAGCACGGCGGCTCAGCGCCTCAAGTGAAAGCCAAGGCAGCTGTCCGGGCTGAGCTGATGACGTGGAAGCTCGGGGACGCGCTGGACGACCCAGCCGAGACCCTCCTCCGGTTGATCACGCAGTCCCGTCGCCGGGCCGACGCTCTGGCCGACGAGCTAGAGCAACTGGTCCTAGAGGAGCCCAACCTCCGAGACGCCCTGGTGGGCGAGACGTGGGTCGCCACTGAGAAGGGCGACACGTACAAGGCGGGGGAGTACATCCGTGGCCTGGCGCAGCTAGAGGCGCAGGAACGGGATCGGCTCGCCGGCTTCGCATCCAAGGCTGTGGCCGCTGGTTTGGCTGAGCGCATGGTCGCCGTCGCCGAGAAGCAAGCCGCCCTGGCTCACGCCGCGTTGGTGGCCGGTTTGGACGAGGCGGGCATTACGGGGGAACTGAGAGCGAAGGTGATCGGCGGTGCCGTCCGACACCTTCGCAGCATCGCTAGCTGACCTTCTGTCGGAGCCTGACGAGCGCCCTGACTGGAAGACCGCCGGAGACCTGGCCGCCGAGCTTGATCCGGGCAACGTGCAGACGCCCGCTCTGGACCTGATCGACGCCGCGTTGCTGGACGTCTCCGAGGGGCGTTGCAACAAGCTGATCGTCTCCATGCCGCCGCAAGAGGGCAAGTCCAGCCGGATCACCCGCTTCTGGGTGCTGCAGATGCTGATGCGCAACCCCAACCTGCGGGTGGCGATCGTGTCCTACGCCGACGACATCGCCCAGCAGTTCTCTTATGCGCTACGGCACGACATCTCGACTTTCGACGGCACGGACGAGAACGTCGACCTGGGTCTGCGGCTGAGGCGCGACTCCAAGGCCGCCTCGCGCTGGTTCCTGCAGCACCCGCACAAGGGCGGCGTCTACGCCATCGGCATCGGCTCGGCGTTGACCGGCCGAGCGGTCGACCTGATGGTCATCGACGACCCCGTGAAGGACCCGAGGGCCGCCGACTCCGAGTTGCTGTCTGAGATGTCCTGGCAGTGGTGGATGAGCGTCGGGCGCACTCGCCTCGCCCCTGGCGCGCCCGTGGTGCTGGTGCTGACGCGCTGGCACGAGAACGACCTCGCCGGACGCTTACTGAAGAAGCAGGCCGAGGACGAGGCCGCCGGGGCTGAGCATTACGACAAGTGGCGCGTCGTGAACATCCCCGCGCAGGCCGACCACGACCCCGCGAAGGGCCAGACCGATCCGTTGGGCCGCGAGCCCGGCGAGTTCATGGTCTCAGCCCGTGGCCGGTCCCGGGAGCAGTGGGAGACGACCAAGACGGTCACCTCCGCCCGGCTGTGGTCAGCGATGTACCAAGGCCGCCCTAGCCCCGAGACGGGCAACGTGTGGCAGCGGACCTGGTGGCGCAGGTACGAGCAGCCGCTCTGGACGATGGCCGATGACGGCTCCTGGCGCGTCGACTGCGACGAGATGGTCCTGTCCTGGGACATGGCGTTCAAAGACACCCGAGGCTCCGACTACGTCGTCGGCCAAGTCTGGGCACGCCGTGGGGCCGAGGTCTACCTGCTCGACCAAGTCCACAAGCGCCTGTCCTTCACCGACACGATGACCGCGTTCACCGCCCAGTGCAAGCTGTGGCCGCAGGCCGTCGCGAAGCTGGTGGAGGACAAGGCCAACGGCACCGCCGTGATCGACTCCCTCAAGCGGACGATCCCCGGCATCGTGCCGATCAGCCCGCACGAGTCGAAGTACGCCCGCGCCAACGCGGTCGCCCCGTTCGTCGAAGCAGGCAACGTGCTCCTGCCGACCCCGGCGATTCAGTTGTTCGACGTCGAGGCGTTCATCGACGAGGCCGCAGGCTTCCCCAACGCCGCCCATGACGACCAAGTGGACGCCGCGTCGCAAGCGCTCGGCCGCCTGTTGCTCAAGCCCAACTCCGGCGCTGTCTTCCTGGAGTACATGAAACGCAAGGCCGCGCGTGCCGCTGAGGAGCGGTCCGCCGACCCCGTAGCCAGCTGACCAGGAGGAAGCCCCGTGCCGCGCTTCCCCTTCAGCATCGTCCGCAAGTCGCAGACGAACCCCCCGCCCCCGCCAGCCGTCCAAGCGGCCATGACCCAGCAGGGCCTCGCCTACAACTCCCCATTCTCACCGGGAGCGCCGCTCAGCCCCTACCTGGGGTACGGAGGGGAGCCGCGCCGCTGGGGATTCCAGACCGGCTACAACATCGTCACCCGCCCCACCCGGGACGGACGTGTCGGCTTCGAGACGCTCAAAGCGCTCATCGACAACTACGACATCGCCCGGATGGCGATCGAGCACCGCATCGACGACGTCCGGTCCCTGGACTTCAACATCGTCGCCCAGAAGGGCTACACCGGGGACGCCGACGCCGCGATCTCCAAGGCCAAGGAAGTCCTCGCCTACCCCGAGGGGCCGGACTCGATCACCCCGTTCCGCGCCTGGCTGGCCGCCTACCTCGAAGACGTGCTGCGCTACGACGCGGGCTGCCTCTACCGCCGCCGGGACCGCATCGGCCGCGTGATCGGACTCAAGGTCATGTCCGGCATCACGGTCGCGCCGACGCTCGACTTCTGGGGCGACACCCCCGCGCCGCCCGCCGTGGCCTACACGCAGTTCGCGAACGGGCTGCCGTGGAAGGAATACACCACCGAGGACATCATCTACCTGCCGCTGCGACCGCAACCGGACTCCGCGTACGGCTTCGCCCCGCTTGAGGCGATCCTGCTGACCGCGAACACAGACCTGCGGATGCAGACGTATTTCCTGAACTGGTTCCGCGAGGGCCAAGTGGCCGCCGGGTACATGGACGCCCCCGAGGGCATCTCGACCCCGGACCAACTGGAGGAGTACCAGCAGTACATGGACGCCCTGTGGACGGGCGACGAGGCCGCGAAGCACCAGCTGAAGATGATCGCGAACGGCACTCAGATCCAGTGGTCGCCGGAGAAGCAGTTCAACTCCGAGTTCTCCCTGTATCTGATGCGCAAGGTCGCCGCCGCCTACCACGTCACCCCCGCCGACCTGGGCTTCACCGAGGACGTCAACAAGGCCTCGGGCGAGACGCAGGCCGACGTGCAGTTCCGCACCGGCACCCTGCCGTTGGTGCAGCACGTCCAGGACATCATCAACTCCTACCTGCAGCGCGACCGCGAGCTCCCGGTGGAGTTCTCCTTCGACACGGGCCAGGAAGTGCAGGACCGGCTCACGTCCGCGCAGATCGACCAGATCCACATCCAGAACGGCGTCGTCTCCCCGGACGAGGTCCGCGAGCGCGAGTACGGCCTGCCGATCGACCCGTCGATGCCGGTGCAGCGCTACGTCTACACCGCTCGTGGCGGCCCGATCCCGCTGTCCGCCTACGACGCGGTCATGGGTCCGACGGACAACGAGACGTACTCGCCCGCCGACGGCGCGGCCCTGCCGCACAAGCCGTTCGCGCCCGTGGAGGGCACGGCCCCGCAGACGCCTCCCAACGCGCCCCCGCTCGCCGTGCAGCGCTACCCGCAAGACAACCCGTCCAGCGCTATCGCCGCGATCCAGGAAGCCGTCAACCCGGCCCCGGTCACCAAGGAGATCACCGCTGGTATCACGGCGGACTCGGGGCTGAAAGGCCACGACCTGATCGACGACGAGGAAGAGCACCGAGGCTACGACGTGCTCAGCGGTGACCTGCCGCCCTACGACGAGGACGACGGAACGGACGTGATCAAGTCCGAGCTCGCCGCGTTCAAGCGCTTTGCCAAGGCGCGCCGCCGCGAGGGCAAGTGGCGAGACTTCGAGTTCACCGTCCTCGACGCGGAGACGGCGGCGCTGGTCAACCAGACCGCCCGGGACTCGCTGATATCGAAAGCGCTGGTGAAGGCAGGGCCGAGCGGCCCAAAAGCGGGTGACCCCCGCTGGCACGCCGCCCCGGTCCGCCAGATCGAGCAGAAGCTGATCGACCACCACGCCGAGAAGCTCCAAGCCGCAATGCGGTCCACAGTGACCAAGGCTCAGTTGCGGTCCCTGGTCGAGGCGTACATGGCCAAGCAGGCGAAGTGAGTCAGATGCGTACCGCTATCGGTACACATATGACAAGGTCGGGCTGATGGCCGACCCGACCCCTGAGCAGCGGGCAGCCGCCCAAGCCTTCGCCGCCGACAACCTCTCGCTCAACATGGCCGACGTCCAGACCGCCCTGGCCGACGCTTATGGCGACTCCTGGCAAGCCGGAACCCTCAGCGCCCAGTCTGTCATCAACGGCCTCGCGGTCGACTGGGACGCCTGGGAACCCGGCAACCTCGACGCCGCGATCAAGCTCTCCGACGGCGGCCTCCAGACCCTGCTCGACCAGGCCGGGCAAGCCATCGACGGCATCGAAGGCACCACGCTCGACCGACTGGGATCCCTACTCGCCGAGGGCGTCCTCAACGGCGACTCGATCGACTCCATCGCCGCAAGCATGTCGGACTTCCTCGACGACCCAAATAGGGCCTACCAGATCGCCGACACCGAGGTCACCAGGGCGACTCAGTCAGCGAGCATGGACCAGTACGCCGAGCAGGGCGTGCAGATGGCTGACTGGCTGGTCAGCCCCGACGCCTGCGACGAATGCCAGGACTACGCCGATGGCGGGCCGTACACGCTCGACGACTTCCCGGATCTGCCGGCGCACCCCTCGTGCCGGTGCTCATCGTCGCCGATCGACCCTGGCCCACAAGGCTCGGAAGAAGCGTGACGCCCGAGCGTCCCCCAGCCCGCACGACCCGCACCTGACATTCAGCCGGTCCGACACCTGCCAGTCACATGGGCCGTCGCACTTAGGCAAGGGCAGCAGGTCGCGCCACGAGGTCACGGGTCGAGCACATAACGCTCGGACGTCACTGGCATTGAGAACACGCGCCTGCCTCGGTGGATCACGAGCAGAGTCTTGGCTGCGAAGTCTCTCTGGGGTTTGCGTCGGTAGCCGATGGTGATCACGGTGCTGCCGAGTCGGACGCTCGTCCCGATCCGGGCGTAGAACCGCATTCCCAGATTGTCCCACCCTGATATGGGCCGCGCCAGGACGTCACGCGAACCGCCAGATCGCGATCACGACGAAAACGATCACCGCGATACCCAGGATGAGCATCCCCCAACTGTCGACGACCCCCGGCTTGAGCCACCCCTGATACCAGCGCTCGTTCATTCCCGGATTGTCCCACTCTGACGGCGAGGAAGCCATGCCCGCCGACATCACGGTCTGCATCGCTCACATCCCCATCCGCGAGGCCAAACTAGTCCGCGCCATCGACTCAGTGCTCGACCAGATCCTGAAGCCAGCCCAGATCGTCGTAGAGAAAGACACCCACAAGACGGGCGCGGGCGCTACCAAGACACGCGCCGTCAAGGCAGCGACGACCGAATGGGTCGCCATCTTGGACGACGACGACGAGTTCCTGCCCTGGCACCTGCGCGACCTGCACGCCGCCGCGATCGAGACCGGCGCGGACGTCGTCTACGCCGACCCGCTGATCCCCGAGCGCGAAGACCAGCGCGACCCGAACGCGCTGCCCGGCCCGTTCGACGCCGACGAGTTGCGCCGCCGCTCCTACATCCAGACCACGGCCCTCGTCCGCCGCGAGCTACTGCTCGACGTGGGCGGCTTCCAGATGGCCCCGGGCTCGCAGTATGACGATTGGGGAGCGTGGCTCGCGATGCTCGACGCTGGCGGCTCGTTCTATCACCACGAAGACGTCACCTGGATCTGGCACGTAGATGGCGAGAACACCTCAGGGTTGGCGACCCGCTGGTGAAGCTCCACATCGGCTCCGGCGAGCACTACGCCGACATGTGGCTCAACGTCGACATCGACCCCCAATGGCGCACCGACCTCGTCGCCGACGCCCTAGAACTGCCCTGCATGTTCGACGCCAACACCTTCACCCACGTCTACATGGGCCACTTCCTTGAGCACATCGTCTACGACGAGATCCCCGACGTCATCGGCGCGATCCTGGCCGTGAGCACCCCCAGTGTGCGGATCGCCGTCGTCGGCCCCTGCTACGACCTCGCCAAGGTCTACGCCCCCGACCTGCTCTACAACATCGCCGAGCGGGGCGACACCGGACCCGGCGACCACCGCTGGACCGCGACAACCGCCCTCACCTGCGAAGCGCTGGAAAACTCAGGCCTGCGCGTGACGGGCGTGCCGGTCTCGGCGATCACCCGCCCCGAGTGGCCGAACCCGTCGACCGCCGAGTGGCAGTGCGCCTTCCTGGCGACCCCATGACCGAGGCCCGCTGGACTCCCGCGAACGCCTGGTGCGACCACCCGGAGGACTGGCACGCCTCCGACGCAGACGCCACCGAGCACGAGGTCACCGAGCTCGTCGCCGCGTTCATCCGCGCCATGCAGCCGCACCTCGCGATCGAGACCGGCTGCAACACCGGCCAGACGTCCGCCGCCATCGGGCGGGCGCTCAAAGCCAACGGCCACGGTCGGCTGATCACCTGCGACATCGACCCAGCCATGATCGAGGCCACCGAGCGGAAATGCGCCGGACTGCCCGTCGCTGTCCTGGAGACCACAGGGGAGAAGCTGACGCCCCCCGCGCCGGTCGGCTTCCTATGGCTGGACTCGGACCTGTTCGCCCGGCACCGCGAGTTCGCCCACTTCCGGGAGCACCTCTCGCCCGGCGCGGTCGTCGGCGTGCACGACACCGGCCCTCAGCATCCGGTCCACGGCACGTTCGAGCCCTACGGCCTCAGCGGGTTGCGGTTGCGGACCCCGCGTGGCGTCTCGTTCTACCAGCTAGACACCGCTTAGCTCAGGGTCAACGTCTCGTCGCCGAAGTCAGCGACGATCCGCAGATGCCCGCCCAGAGCCTCGACGTAAGACCGAATGGTGCCCACCTCGGAGCGGGCTAGATCGCCGCGCTCCAGCTTCGACACTCGCGCTTGAGCGACCAGCAGACTGTCAGCGACGTCCTGCTGGGTGCGCCCCTGGCTTTTGCGGACCTCGGCCAGCCGGTAGGCGCGGACCTCGTCCATCTGATTCCGCTTGTGCTGCGCGACGGCGTCCTCGTCGGGCTTCATCTCGGCCCGGACGCTCCGCCAGTTGCGGGTGCGTAGCTTGTCGTCCATGGTCACTCCTCCACCGAGTAGCCGTTGATCCACTGGGCGTAGCGTTCTTCGGCTACTGGGATGTTGTCTGCGTACCACTGTTTCCACTGTCCTGCTTTGTCGCCAGCGACCAGGATGATCGCCTCTTGCTTGGGGTCGAACGCGAACAGCAGGCGCACTGTGCTGGGCCGCAGTTCTTTCAGGTTGTGAATCTTGGATCCCTTGATCGTGTCGACCAGGGGGCGTCCAAGCGTCGGGCCGTTCTCTTCGAGCATGTCGATCGCGGCGGCGACCAGGTCGGCCAGCTTGGGGTCTTCTTCGCTGAGGTTGATCAGCCACTCGCTGACCTCGCTCACCAGGCTGACTTCCCAACTCATGAACAAAGCATAACCCCTGGATTCTATAACGTCAAGGTTCTAGAGTCTGGGAATTCTTGGGGGGACAGATATGCATGCGCCTGACCGCGACGTCTACAAGCTCGCAGCCGAGCGCCTCGCGAACTGGGACGGCACGTCCTACAGCCTCGCCGAAGTGGCCGACCTGTTCGGTGTTGACCTAATGGGGGAAGACGATGGCGACGAAAGCTGAACTCGAAGCCCAGATCGAAGAACTGCGGGAGCAGAACCGGCGTCTCACGGACGCGCTGATGGCCGCTATTCAGGCGAAGCCGTCCTATCCGTACGCGGTCTATCCGCCGGCTGTGCAGCCCTACGTGCAACCAGCCGTTCAGCCTTACAAGCCATGGGTGCAGCCCACGCCGACGTGGACGTCGGGTAGTGGCATATTCGTCGCCGCTGAACACCCGAACGGCACGGTCACGATCAACGGCGGACTCTCGATCGTCCGACGAGACGACGAAGACCCGGACGGGTTTGCCGGCGCGAAGATCGCTTGATGGCCCGCACGAGCACTCGCAAGTCGAAGGGCTGCCCGATGTGCAAGTACTACAAGCACATGGACCACGGGCAGGCCATCCGCAAGCCATTCAGTGAACTGCGAAAAATCGGCAAGACCCGCCGGGTCAGTCGGCACGATCTGGGCCGAGAGGCGTGAAGCTCAAGCCGTGGTGGTTCTGCTGCGGATGGCGCTCCCACTGGTGCGTCCTTGACACCGCCCTGCACGAGTTGCTCCCGCGTCGCCGCTCGATCCGCTGGGTGTGCGATAGGCACGACGCGGCGCTCATGCGCCTGCACCGAGCCTGATGCGGGTCATTGCGCCGTACACCGCGTTTGCCCCGGGCGTCGCAGAAGCCCTGGACGCGACCGGCTGGGCCTGGCATCCGGTGGACGTCTCCGGCTCGCCTCGCGCCTACTGGGACCTCTTGGACGACCTCTGGCGCGAATGCCGCACCTTCGCGATCGTCGAGCACGACGTCATCGTCCAGCCCGACCTGATCGACCATCTCGTCGCCTGCCCAGCGGACTGGTGCGCGTATCCGATCGAATACTTCAACGGACCCTATGCGGGCCTTGGCTGCGCGAAGTTCGGCGCTGGCCTGATCTCCAGCAACCCGTTCGCCATCGACGCGGTCGGCGGAATGTCTGACGCGGGTCACGAGGCGAAGCACTTTTGTAGATTGGATGCTTGGCTCCAACAGGTTTTAGGACGCAATGGGGCGACTATGCATGTTCATAGTCCCGTTCTGCGCCATGTCCGTCCCTATGCGGGTCCCCCGCAGCCCTCTCATGGCTGCGTGTCGCTCTAGATATTCGGCCGCAGCGCGGAGCCGGTCTGGCGAGTCTTCAGCCAATCCGAGCATATGATTGCAAATCCCACAGAGAAGGTCTCGGACACAGTGACCACATGTCGGACGGGCAGCGCAGCAACTGTGATCATGGTCAATGTGGGGTTTGGTTCTCTTCTGATCCCTGTCAAACGGCCTCCGGCAGATAGCGCAACTATCGCCCTGCTCCACTAGGCGCTGAGACATGTTTTCCGAAGTGACGCCGTAGTTCCGAAGGGCGTCCTGAGCTCGCACCGTCTCCGATCGCGTCGCATAGTTAGCAGCGTTTCTAGCTCGAATCTCTTCGGCATGGTTAATCGCGTACGCGGCGGCTGTGGCTTTTCGCTTGTCAGGGTTACGCCTGGCATATTCGGCGGTCCTAGTTGAGTGCGCCCGGCGGCATTCTTCGCATTTGCATCCGCGCTGGTAACCGGCGTCAGTTCCGTGACGCAATGGCTTTTTCTGTCCCATTCATCAATGATACGTCGCGCCAATAGCCAATACATTCTTTGCGTGATGTGTTCTAAGTCTTAATAGGAGGAAGCGTTGAGCGAGCCTCACTACTTCCTCACCGTGTTCCACCAGGCCGGGCCGGACCCGCGCATCGTCAAGGGCGCGGACGGATCCCGCGACTACTTCACCAAGGACGAGCTCCGCAAAGCCTGCTGGTCGCTGATGCAGTCCGGCGTCCCCGAGGTCGGACTGTTCCACGCAGACGGCACCGTCGGCCACGGGCAGATCGTCGAGAGCTTCCTGTGGCCGGACGGCGCGCCCGACTGGCACGTCGTCGCCGCTGACGGCTCGGAAGTCGTGATCAAGGAAGGCGACTGGCTCGGGCGGATCCTGCCCGACGAGGTCGCCTGGAACCTCTACAAGGCCGGGCACATCGGCGGCGTCTCCATCCAGGGACAGGCCCGCCGTCGTCGAATCACCAGGAGAGACTCATGACCGCACCCGAGGACGAGTTCACCGAACTGGTCGACGCCGTCGTCCCGCGTGTCGACCTCGTCGGCAAGGGCGCTAATGGCATGCCGTTCCTGGTCGCCAAGAACGAGGGCGGGCTGCTCTCCGACGAGCAGGTGCGCAACCTAATCGGGGCTCGACCTTCGAGCGAGAAGCTCACGGGCGGCGTCCACATGGACATGTTCCCGCGACGCGACGACGTCACCCTGACCGGACCGCCCGCCGCTATCGCCAAGATGATCGCCCAGGCCGCCGAGCGCGCCAAGGAAGCCCCACCAACCCCCGAGGCCTTGGAGGCCACTATGCCCGAAACCGTGGCCAAGGCCGACGAGCCAGTCGACGCAGACCCGGCCGAGATCGACCTCACCGAGCCGCTAGCCCCGTCAAGCGACGTCCTCGCCGAATCCATGCCCGGCTCATCCGCCTGGGAGCAGCTCGACGCCGACTCCGCGATGAAGTGGACCGCCGTCCTCGGACGCGCCAAGAACGCCCTCGAAGTCCTCGCCACCCGCGAGCGCGTCGAAGGCGAGTCCCCGCTGGGCGACTACGACGACAACGAGAACGCCTGGGACCTCGACGACGCCTGCTGCGCCATCGACTTCGCCATCGGCACCCTCGCCGCCTACGCGGTAGGGGAGCAGGCTGAGGCCGAGCAGATGGAGGCCATGACCAAGGCCGCCGCCGGGATCGACCCCAACGCGCTCGCCGTTCTCGAAGGCTACGGCGTCCTCGTCAAGGCCGGTCGCGTCTTGTCCGCCGCGAACGAGACCGCCATCCGGGGCGCGGTCGACTCCCTGCAGAACGTCCTCAACACCCTGCCCGCCCCGATTCCCGACGCGGCCCCGGTCGCCAAGAGCGAGGAGCCCGCCGTGGATTCCATCGAAACCCCCGAACTGACCGCCGACGCCCACGCGGCCGAAGCGCTCCCGCCGGCCATCGAGGTCGCCAAGTCCGACGCTGCCGCCGTCGCCGCAGCTGCCTCCGGCCAGGACCTGATCGAGCCCGAGAAGGCCCCGAAGCGGACGGTCGCGCCGCAGTTCCTGCAGACCCCCGCGCAGACCCGCGCCGCGTTCAACGCCGCCCCTCTCGCCGTCGTGACGAAGGCGCAAGCGTTCGCGCACGTCACCCTCGGCGGCAAGATCGGCCTCGCCAAGGCGGGCGACCCGCAGATGGTCGTCTTCGACGCCGACGGCAACATCGTGGGCACGATCTCCCCGGACGACCTGTCCCCGATCGCCGCACCGGCCCCGCCTGAAGGCGGAGAGGCCACCGGAGCCGAAACCGAACCCCCAGCGGCCCCCGAGGCCGCCGCCCCTGACATGGCAGCCGCACCGGCCGCCGACGCGACCCCGGCCCCAGCGCCTGCGGTCGACGAGAACGGATTGCTGCAGAAGGCAGTCGAGCAGAGCACGGAACTGATGAAGAGCACCGTCGAAGAGGCCCTAGAGGCAGCGCTCGCACCGCTGCGGGACCGACTCGACAAGGTGGAGTCTCAGCCCATGCCCGGCCCGATGCTCAAGGGCGCGATCCCCGGCAATGCAGGCCCCGTGCTCCGGGGCCAGGACGGCGGACATGACCAGCTCGCCGAGCTCGTCAAGAGTCGCGCCACGTCGAAGAACCCGAACGAGCGGGCGAATCTGGACATGCAGATCGCCGCGCTGATGGTTCGCCAAGCACCGCCCCTGTAGCAAACCCCCGCTCCCCGATAGGCCCCGCCGTCCGGCGCTGGGCCATGTCGGCATGCCTGAAAGGCACCTCCCATGACTCAGTTCCAAGGCATCACCGAAGAGACGATCGAGCAGATCAAGAAGGCGCAGACCAACGGCTTCACCACGTCCACGGGCGTCGTGGGCTACGACCTGTCCGGCGTGGTCTCCCTCGTCCCCGTCAACACCCCCTGGTTCGACCGCGTCGCCCGCACCTCCGGCGAGGGCTCGCTGGCCGCGAACTGGAAGGCGCTGACGAACATCAACAACCAGCAGCCCAACCCGTTCGTGGGTCTCGACCAGGGTGGTAACTACGTCAAGTTCAACGAGCAGGACGTCCTCGCGAAGTACGTTCCCGTCCGTGTGTCGGGCTACGTGTCGCACGACTCGATCGACCTCTCGAAGGGCTACGCGGACACCCGCGCTCTCGCCGTCACCGGCACGTTGATGCAGTGGCGCATCCAGGAGAACAAGGGCCTCCTCGGCGGCCAGGGCTTCGCCCTCCCGACGATCGCCACCCCGGCCACCCCGACGCTCTCGACCACAGGCGGAACCATCGCCGCGTCGACCGCCGTCCCGGTGAAGGTCGCCGCCCGCTCCGCCTACAACTACTACTGGGGCGGTTCCGGCGTCGCGTCCTCGCAGGCGTCGGCCACCACGGCGTCCACGACCTCGACCAACTCCGCGACGACCTCGGTCGCCGCAGTGAAGGGCGCGGTCGCCTACGACTGGTTCGTCAACGGCATCTACTACACGACGACGGTCACCAACACGGTCACGATCACCTCGATCCCGACCGCCGCGCAGGCCGTCCCGAACCTGCCGGACCTGTACCCGACCGCGCCGTCCGCCGTCCCCACGGCCGACACGAGCTACTCGACCAACTCCTACAACGGGCTGATCGCGACGCTGGCCGGGGACTACTCCTCGACCGGCCTGGTCACCCCGGGCTCGGGAACCTCGAGCGGCGCGACGTTCACGTCGCTCAACGGCGCGACCCTCACGGCCACGTCGCAGGGCGTGACCGAGATCGACAACATGCTCCTGGCGATCTACAACCAGGCGCAGCTGTCGCCGACCGCGATGATCATCAACGGCCAGGAAGCGCAGGACATCAAGGGCAAGATCCTCGCGTCCAACCAGGCGATCATGTACACGACCCCGGACGGCGCGAGCCGCGAAGGCGTCATCGGCGGCGGTTCGGTCGCCGGGTACATCAACGGCGCGAGCGGCGGCGACCGGATCGACATCGTCGTCGACCCGCACCTCCCGCCCGGCCGCATCGTGTTCGTCACGGAGCGGATCAACTACCCGAACTCGGGTATCGCGAACACCTTCGAGGCCCGCTGCCTGCGTGACGTCGCCGAGTTCCCCTACGGGACCTCGCTCGACACCACGGCCGGCAACAACGGCGGCCCCCGCGAGGTGTGGGACCTCTCCTCGGTGGAGACGTTCGTCAACCGGGCACCGGTCGCCTGCGGAATCATCTCCGAGATCGCGGCCGGCTAGTCCAGTCCTGACAGTCCCGGCCCGGAGTGATGAGGCTCCGGGCCGGGCAAGGGGAGCCATGACCACGACCGTCCTCGTCCCGCACACCAAAGTCCCCGGATCCAACGGGCAAAGCCTCGACCCCGACACCGTCCGGTTGCTGCACGAGCACGTCCCGGACGACGTCGTGATCGAGTGGCGCGAGATCGACCCAGCGAGGACCACCCAGTACTCGGAGATCCTCCGCGAGGCGTGGCTCTGGCCCGGCGACCTCGTCGTCGTCGAGCACGACATCCACGTCCCCGCCGGGTTCATCGAAGGCTTCCAGACCTGCCGTCAGCCGTGGTGCTCGCACCCCTACCCGGGGCCGAGCGACATGCTGATCAACTCCCTCGGCTGCGTCCGGTTCACCGCCCACCTGAAGAACTCGCTCCCGGACCTGATGGCCAAAGCGGTCGGCATGGATCCGGCGCTGGACGGCGGCGCAGTTCCGGCGGGCGACTGGCGGCGGATGGACACCCGGATCGCCTGCCAACTGCAAAGCCTCGGCCATGTGGCGCACCCGCACGAGCCCCCGGCCGGGCACAAGCACTACCCGAACGAGCAGGACATCCTCGCCGAGCACATCCCGTCGGTGCATCCGCGACTAGCGCAATGGTGAGGAGGACGCGATGACGACCCCCGCGCTCGCGCCCTACGTCCCGTACTACGCCTCCCGCGCCCCGTACATCACGCCCGCCGAGTACACGGCCGCTCCGACCGCCGTCAACGCCACCAACCTCGTCGCGGGCGGCTCGCAAGCGCAGAACACCAATGAGCTGTTCAATGTCATCGCCCGGGCGTCGTCGATGGCCGACACGATCTGCCACCAGATCCTCGCCGCCACCCTCGACGTCCAGGCGGGCTCTTACCGGATCCGCAACGGCGTCATCCGCGTCCCGGTCGACAACACTCCGCTGCTCGCCGTCAACTCGGTGTCGCTCGGCTGGCATCCGAACACGATGCAGGCGCTCACGGACCTCAGCGGCCTGTGGATTCAGCGCAAGGTCGTCTCGATCCCGATCAACGGGATCAGCCCGGTCAGCCCGTCGCCGAACTACCCGACCTACCCGATCACCCCCGGCTACGGGCAGATCCTCGCCGAGGTCGGCTACGTCAACGGCTGGCCGAACACGACCCTCGCCGCGCCCGCCTCCGCCAGTGCCACGTCGATCACCGTCGCCGACGCGCTCGGCATCTACCCGGGCACGCCGATGCAGGTCTACGACGACTCGCCCGGCAACGAGCCCGTGGTCGTCGCCTCCACTTACACCATCGGGTCGACCACCGTCCCGCTCACGACCGGGCTGCAGTTCCAGCATGCCGCAGGCGTGTCGGTCTCCAGCCTGCCGCCCGCGATCAAACAGGCCGTCATCCACCTCACGTCGGCGCTGATCAAGACCCGGGGCTCGCTGTCCATCGTCGCCGGAAAGCTCCAAGGGGCTCCCTCGAAGACGCAGCTGCAGGACGTCGGCGCGCACGACGACATGTCCGAGGCGCAAGCCCTGCTCGCCCCGTATGCGCGGGTCCGGTGACCGCCAAGTTCGTCCGGTCGACGATCCAGACGTTCCTACAGAACGCGAACACCCCCGGGCTCAACCTGATCTCCAAGACGATGATCATGGAGACCCCTCCTGAGGTGATCGTGCCGTCCGGCTCCTCCGGCGCGGCCGGTTACATCTGGTTGATCACCGACGACGAGACGGTCATCTCCACCGGAGCCCCGAACAACATCCAGCCGAACGGATGGCGCATGGTCGCCTACCGGGCCGCGCTGATCTTCGACTTCATGGTCCTCACCCCGTCCACCGACGACGACACCTGGCTCGACGCCCTCGACGACATGGTCGAGTCGGTGAAGGTCGCGATCCGGTCCGACCCGACGCTCGGCACCTACGGGCAGGGCTGGACCACGATCTTCTCCGCCGGCAACGACTTCCCATCCGGCAACCCGTCGATCACCACGATCCTCGAAGCCCCGTCGCAGGTCCCCGAGACGCAGGACTGGCTGGTCCACGGGTCGATCGACTTCCCCGTCTACGAGACGGTCAAACCCGGCACGCCCGAAAGCTAGGAGCCCGCCATGCCGAACTACAAGATCCTGCTCGAAGGCGTCCACGTCTTCTCCGAGCTGATCCGCCACGAGGGCCACACCCTCGAAGCGGCGCAGGGCGACGTCGTCCGGCTGATCGACGAGGGCAAGAGCGAGGCGCACGACCTGGCGCTGAAGTTCCACCTCGAAGCCGAGCACCTCGTCGCCACCGACGAGGCCGTGACCGAGAAGGCCGTCGCCCCGGTCGTGCAGAAGTCCGAGGAAGAGCTCGCCGCCGAGAAGGCCGCAGTCGAGAAGGCGCTGGCCGAGCAGACCGCCCCTCCCGCTGACGTGCCGCCCGTTCTCGCTGGCTCAGCCGACGTCCCGGCCGACGGCACCCCGTCGGAGACGTTGACCGCGTCGAACGACCCCGCACAGGTCGACCCGACACTTCCCGCCACCCAGTAACAACCCCCGAACCTCAGCCCCCTGGCCGCCGTGGCCACGGGGCTAGACGCCGTCCCAAGGAGACCCTGTCATGGCTGACGCCACTCTCTACGCCACGAACCAGTCCTTCCTCGGGGTAGGCAAAGAAGGCACCCGAGGCACCGCCGCATCCACTTACGTCTACGTCCCGGTGAAGTCGCCTAACACGACCTACAACCAGACGTACCTCAACGACGAGGGCATGCGCGGATCGCCGGTCACCACCTACGACATCGTGCCGGGCACCAACTACGGCCAGTTCGACGCCAAGGGCGACGTCCACCTGGACACCTTCCCGGCGCTGATCGAGTCCCTGCTCGGCGGAACCGACACCGTCACCGGCACCGCCGCTCCGTACACGCACACCCAGCCGTTGCTCAACTCCGCGTCGACCGGGTCGCAGCCGCCGTCCTACACGTTGCAGGACATGAACGGCTACATCACGCAGCAGTTGACCGGCGCGCAGATCGGCACCCTGCAGCTCGACTTCGCCACTACGGGCGCGCTCGAGTGGACCGCGAAATACATGGCATTCGCGCCCACGACCATCGCCACCCCGACCGGCACCTGGGCGACCACGGACAAGCTGATCCCGGCCTGGTCCTGCGCCGTGTCCATCGGCGGATCCAGCAACGCCACGATGGTCAGCGGGTCGCTCACCTTCGAGCGGTCCACCGAGGCCGTCGCCGTGATCAGCCAGCAGACCCCCGGGTCGATCTTCACCGGCCCGCTCAAGGTCACCGGCAAGTTCACGTTCCTGACCGTCACGGCGGACCCGATCTACGCCGCCGCGTTCGGCTCCACGCAGAACCTCCAGGCCACCACGTTCACCTTCACCGACCCGGCCTCGACGCACACGATGCTCGTGCAGATGACCAAGGCGCAGCTGGAGTCCTCGGTCTACGACCGCTCCAAGAACTACGTCCAGGTGACCTGCAACGTGGAAGCCGCGTCCAACTCGACCGACGCCTCGTCCGGGTTTGCCCCGGTCAAGTTCGTCACCACGAATGCGGTATCTGCCGCGTTCTAGTCCTAGCGCACGGCCAATCATGGGGAGCACGGAATGAAGCACGAGACGTTCGACGGCGGCTGGCTCGACTTGCGCGAGCCGCACGAGATCACCATCAAGCACAGACGCAAAGTCGGCGTGTTCTTCTCCTCGCTATCGAGCGCCATGCAGCGCATGGAAGACGCGCAGAAGCTCGAACTGGCAAAACTGAACCTTCCCGAAGGCGAGCAGCCCACGGAGGAGCAGCGCGCAGAGGCGATCAAGGAAGCGAAGGCCGACCCGCCTCTGACCGATGATGAGTTGGACCGCATGCTCCAACTGGAGCAGGTTGCGCTCGTCGTCGCGATAGCGCGATGGTCGCTCGGCAAGCCGGTTTCTCTGGAAACGTTCGATGAGATGACCGAAGTGGAGTATGCGCCCATTCTTGCCGTGGCGAAGCCGTATGCGGACGCGGTGATGGCCGGCATGCGGATCAAGACCGACGAGCCCGAAAGTCTGGTACCGAACGAGACGGACCCTACTGGCGACTCGTCCGACTGAAGCAAGCTCGGTTGGGCGTAGAGACCCGAGTCGATCAAGATCTGTCCGACCTCTACAGCGAGTACAAGCTCTGCGAAAAGTTCGGTATCCCTTACTGCTCCTCCTACGAGGACATGCCCGCCCATCGCGCCGACTGGTGGACCGCGTTCATGCGGATGGACGAGGAAGTCCAGGCCGAACTCCAACGCAAGCAGGCCGCTCAGCAGAGGTGACCCATGCCCGGTGGAATGGACGTCTCCGGCCTTGACGCCGCCCTGTCCGCGATCGTGGCGGCAGCGGACAATGCGGGGAAGCGGATCGTCACCCGGTCGCAGGTCGCGTTCGAGGCCGGGCTGAAAACGGCATTGTCGGCGCAAGCCCACCAACGGGGCACGCCGACGAACTCGCCGCCCGGCGGAGTCCCATCGAAGGTGTCCGGGACCTTGGCCCGAAGCGTTCTTTCCGAGTCGCCGACCGCCTCCGGCCCTGGCCTGTGGTCCGGGCGCAGCGGACCCACGACGGTCTACTCCCGCATTCAAGAGCTCGGCGGCCAAACCGGGCGCGGACACGCCACGACGCTGCCCGCACGCCCGTACGTCAAGCCGACGCAGGACGCGCTGGGCGAGAAGTTCTCCGCCATTCAGGCCGAGGAATTCGGCGCGGCGCTCAACATCTGACCGGAAGGAGCACGCCATGGCGGGCAGTCTCCTTCCCCCAGTCGTCGCCACCTTCCTGGCCAACACCACGGATCTCTCAGCGAAGCTGGCCACGGCCCGCACGGACCTGAAAGCCACCGCAACTGAGGCGGACACTGCAGCCGCAGAAGTCGAGGCGTCCTCGGCGAAATCGTCCTCAGCCTCCGGCGCGGCGTTGTCCAAGATGAGCGGCGCGGTCAAGCTAGCCGTCGCCGGAGCTGCCGTGGGCGTCGCCGCCATCGGCTTCGAGGCCATCAAGTCCGCCACCGCCTATGACACTTTGACGACCCAGCTTGTCACGGGCGCAGGCGAGTCGGCCGACAAGATCAAGATGGTCTCTGACGGCCTGCTGAAGATGGCTCCCGCTGTCGGCATTGGACCGGACGCTCTGGCCAAGTCGATGTTCACGGTCGAGTCCGCCGGGTTCCACGCCGCCGACGGACTCACGGTCATGAAGGCGGCGGCCGAGGGCGCGAAGATCGGCGGCGCGGACGCCACTGTCGTCGCCAACGGCCTCACCACGGCCATGGTCGACTACGCGATCCCCGCGTCCCAAGCGGCGGCCACCACGTCGAAGCTCGTCGAGACCGTCGCCTCCGGCAAGACCACGATGCAGGACCTGTCCGGCTCGCTGTCCAACGTGCTGCCCTCCGCCAAGGCCGCCGGGGTCGGGCTCGACCAAGTGCTCGGCGCGATGGCCACCATGACCGGAGAGGGCATCTCCGCCCAGCAGGCGTCCCAGGACCTCGCGGGCACCATCCGGTCCCTACAGGCCCCCAGTGAGGCCCAGACCGCAGCCATGCAGGCCCTCGGCCTCAACTCCCTCACGGTCGCCCAGAACCTCGGCAAGAACGGCCTGACCGGTACCATGGACACCCTCGTGCAGGCGATCACGCAGCACATGGGTCCAGCCGGAACGGTCATCGAGGACACTTTCAAGAAGTCCCAAACCGCCGCCGCCGACGCCAAGACCGAGCTCGCCGCCATGCCTGCGTCGATGCAGAAGATCGCCACCTCGTTCATGAACGGGCAGCTGACCAGCACCCAGTGGCGGACCGCGCTCAAGGGCATGACCACCGACCAGAAGCAGCTCGCCCAGCAGTTCGCGGCCACCATCCAGCGAGGGCAGGGCTTCAATGACCTGATCAAGACAGGCGGCCCGGACGCGGAGACGTTCTCCGCCGCCCTCGCCGGGGTCACGGGCGGCGCGACCGGCATGAACACGGCCCTCGCCCTGACGGGCACCAACGCGGCCACGTTCGCCAACAACGTCAAGAACATCTCCGGCGCGACGACCGACGCCAAGGGCAATGTCCAGGGCTGGTCGGAGACGACCAAAGACTTCGGCTTCCAGGTCGACCAGGCCAAAGCCGGGCTGCAGGCCATGTTCATCACGATCGGCGAGAAGCTGATTCCGATCATCACCCAGGTCATCAAGGTCGGCGTTCAGTGGGCCAACTGGGCCAAGGAGCACAAGGGCCTGATCCTTGCGGTCGCCGCTGGGATCGTCGCCGTCTTCGTGCCTGCGATCTACGCCTGGGCCAGCGCCATGGCCATCGCAGCCGCCGAGACCCTGATAGCCGCCGCGCCCATCATCGCGCTCGTGGCCGCCGCCGCGTTGCTCGCCGCCGGGATCTACGAACTCTACGAGCACTGGACCACCGTGTGGAGCGCGATCAAGTCCGCCGCCGAAGCGGCCAAAAACTTCATCATCGGCATCTTCAACGACATCTGGGGCTTCCTCAAGCAGTGGGGGCCGTTGATCCTCGTTGCCGTCGCGCCGTTTATCGGCCTGCCTCTGCTGATCTACCAACACTGGTCCGCCGTGAGCGGCTTCTTTTCCGCCCTCTGGAACGACGTCGTCGGTTTCTTCAAGGCCGCCTGGGACCTGATCGAGACCGTGTTCATGGCCCCGATGAAGGCCGAAGTCAAAGTGGCCGAGTCCGTGTGGTCGTCGGCCTGGTCGGGGATCAAGTCCGTGGTCTCAGGCGCTAAAGACGTCATCCTCGACGTCTGGAACGCCATCAAGACGCTGGCCATCGAGCCGCTCAAGCTCGAAGCGCAGGGCCTCGAGGACGTCTGGCACGCCGTCTGGAACGGCATGGGCAACGCGGTCAAGGCCGTGTGGGATTTCATTCGTCCCATCATCAACACGATCAAAGACGCGGTCGGCGGGGTCACTGGGGCGATCGGCAAGATCACGGGCGGTATCAGCTCAGGATTGTCGGCCATCGGCGGCATTTTCGCGGACGGCGGTTTCGTGCCAGGCACCGGCCCGGTGCCGATCATCGCCCACGGCAACGAGTACGTGCTGTCCAACGCGATGCTCTCCGGCTCGCAGCCGGTCGACCCCCGGGTCATCGCCGCGATCGCCAGGGGCTCGGCTCAAGCCACGGTCTCTCCTGCCACGGCGAGCGTTAGTGGCGGCATGGTCAGCAACACCTACAACTTCACCGTGCAAGGCTCCCTGCTCGACCAGCAAGGTCTGCAGCAGGCGATCGTCTCCAGCGTCCAGCAGTTGACGAACAGCCACGGCCCGGGCTTCGTGAATAGCGTCTTCTCCGGCCAGCCCACCCCGAGCCGGTGACCGCCCCGATCTATCCGGTCTCGGCCGTCCAGGTCGGCATCGGCAAAGAGACCACCTTCGGCACAGGCGTCTCCCCGTCCTACTCGATCCCGGTCATCGGCCCCAACCCCGACGACACGCACGGCGTCATCCCGGACACCGGGTGGCGCACCTCCCCGGGGGACTCGTTCGGGCACGCCCAAGGCCCTCTCGGGTCCACGGTGGCGCTCGGCGGGAACGTCCACGCCGACACCATCGGCTTCCCGCTCGCTGGGTTGCTCGGTGACGTCGTGGCGTCGGGGTCCGGCCCGGTCACGACGACGATGGCCCTATTGAACTCGGGCACTCTGCAGCCGCCGTCGTACACGATCTCCACCTTCGACCCGGTGCAGTCGCTGCGCTGGCCCGGGTCGGTGTTCACGACGTGCACGCTGACCGCGTCGGCCTCCAACGCGCTGACGTGGTCGGCGCAGACGGTCGGGCTCAACGCCGTCACCACGACGACACCGTCCACCAACTACACCAGCGTGGGCCTGATGCCCGCGTGGGTCGGGTCGCCGAAGATCGGCGGGTCCCCTGTCACGGGCGTCCTCTCCTCCTCGGTGACGATCACTCGGGTCGTGACTCCGTTGCGGAACGTGGACGGCTCCCAACAGCCCTACATGTACTTGCGGGGCGTCGTCTCCGTCACGGGGACGTGGGTGCTCCTGCTGGAGTCCGACGCCCTCCGGGCGGCTTATACGGCGGGCAGTCAGACGTCGATGGAGGCCACCTACGCGCAAGGCGCGGGGGCGTCCGCCCAGCAGGTGAAGTGGCGCTGCTCGGACGTGATCTTGACCAACGTCGACCGTGGCTACCAGGGCAACAAATACATGCTCATGACGGTCGACTGGAAAGCGGACGCGAACTCGACCGACGTCGGCGCGTCAGGCGGACTGTCGCCCATCCAGATCGTGCTGAAGAACCAGGTCACATCGGGCACTTATGCGTAAGGGAAACTCGGTAGAATAGAGCGGCACCACGAGGAGCGCTAACTCCGTCGTGGTGCCTGACCCACCACTCGACTTCACCGAGAAGGCAGGCTCCCGTGAGTATTGCAGAGCAATGGCGTCCGATCCCCGGCTTCCCAATGTACGAAGCCAGCAACGAGGGGCGGATTCGCTCTTGGTACCACCTCGCCGACCCCGCTAAGCCGCGAATCCTGCGCCTTGTGCGTGACAAAAAGGGCTACTTGAAGGTCTGCCTCCACCATGAGGGACGCCAGCACGACCGGCGAGTGCATCAACTCGTCCTGCTGGCATTTGTGGGCGAACCCAATGACCTTGTTGCCCGACACCTCGACGGCGATCAGTCAAACAATGCGCTCGTCAACCTTCAGTACGGGACGCAGAGCGAGAACGTCCAAGACTCGATCCGACACGGAACCCAATACAACGCCCGCAAAACGCATTGCAACAAGGGCCACCTCTTCGATGAGGCGAACACCTACATCGTGGTCGGCCGTAGCCGTCGTTGTCGCGCCTGCGATGCAGCCACCGCCCATGCCCGGCACGTCAAGCGGATGGCCGCCAAGCGCCAATAGATTCAGGAGGCCGGTTTGAGCACCAACCCAAACTGGCCAAACTGGGAAGAAGCTATCTCCTTCCTGAACACGCCCACCTCGACGCCCAACCCGAAGACATGGGTCGACGTCACCAGCCGCACCCAAGGCTCCGCCACGGTCACCCGGGGCAGGCAGTACGAGAAGGCCCAGACCCAGACCGGCACGGGCACGCTCACGCTCCGCAACGCCGATGGCGCGTTCAACCCGGACAACACCAGCTCCCAGTTCTACCCGCTGGTGCTGCCCTACCGGGGGTACCGCAAGCGGGCGCAATATCCGGCGACCGTCAACCGGCTCACCGCGTCCCAGGCCACCGCAGGCGTGACCACCTACGACGACTTCGGCGTCTCCACCACTCTGGCCGCCGGGGTTCTTCCCGCTTATGTCAGCCAGGGCGCGAGCTACGCGCTGTCCACGGACGGCTCCGGGCACTACACCTCGGCGATTCCCTCGTCCCCGGCGGCCAACACGCAGCTCATGTGGTTCTCCGGGTTCTCGTTCGCCCCGGGCACGAACTACACCGGGCAGGTCACAGTCACCTCGACCGCCTCGTGCGTCGTCCAGGTGATCTGGCGGACCACGTTCACCAACGGCACCACGACCACCACAGGCGCAGTCGGCTCGACGGTCACCGCATCCGGCTCGCCACAGGTCGTCTCCTCGAACTACACGACCCCGACGAACATCATCGGCCTCGAGCTCGGCCTGCTGCTCGTGTCCGGCTCGGCGTCCGCCACCTTGTCGACGTCGAAGGTGCAGGTCAACGCGGGATCCCTCGCCACCTACGCCACCCCGGGACCGTGGTACCCGATCTTCACCGGCTACATCCAGCAGTTCCCGCAGACCTGGACCGACGGCGGCACCAACGGGCTCACCACGGTCTCGATCATCGACGCCTTCGGGTGGTTCGCCAACCAGAAGCTGCACTCCCCGGCCTATCACGAGTTGCTCGTGCTGAGTCCGACGTTCGCCTATTTCCTCGACGAGCCGCAGACCGCGTCGTCGGTGGTGGACGCCACCAGCAACCAGAATCCGATCACATTCCAAGACATCCAGTCGGGCGGGTCCGGGGTCGTCGGCACCACGCTCGGCGGGACCAACGCGCCGAAGGGCGACTGGTCGGACGCCTACCCGCCTCGGGGCATCGGCGGACCGGTCGCCACCTTCGCCAACTACGGCACCGGGGGAGCGACCGTCCTCGACCTCGGCGACGCAGGCTCGCAAGTCGGCCCGCCGTCGAACAGCGCCTGGACCCGCATCTGGGCGTTCCGCGCCCCCGTCGGATCTCCCGCTGCGAAAGGCCAGGGCATCTGGGGGGCGTTCGCGCCCGGCGACCCCACCGTGGGGTTCTCCGGCTACACCCTCGCCATCGGCGGGTCGTTCCAGGGCGACCTGCAGTTCTCCATCAACAACTTCGGCAGTTCGACGTTCAACACGATCAGCCTGTCCAGCTCCATATCGGTGCTCGACGGCTACTGGCACCTGGCGATTGTGACCTGCGCGTCGGACGGCAAGACGATCACCGGCTACTACGACGGGTCGGCGCTCACCCCGGTCACCTCCGCGTCGGATCTGCGCATCAACTGCTCCTACCCGGGGGTCGAGTTCCTCGGGGCCGAGGTCTACCCGGGTCAGACGATCCAGTCCGGCTACACCGGAGACCTCGCCTACGTCGGCGGCTTGTCGGTGGCGCTGTCCGCCGCGCAGGTGTCGCTGCTCTATTCCACGTTCCGCTACGGCGGCTCCGGGCTCGGCACGGCATCCTCAGCCTCGCGGTTCGCCGACATCCTCCGCTGGGCGCAATGGAACGGCTCGCAAGCCGAGGACAACTACCTGACGGGCTCGACCGTCACCTACGGACCCGCGACCGAGCTGCTCGCCTCCCGCGACCAGACCGGCACCGACGTCGTCTCCGCGTTGCAGACCGTGGTCGACACCGAGAACGGCATGGACTACGTCGCCCGCAACGGCGCGATCACCCTCAAAGGCCGACGCGCCCGCTACAACCTGACCACGGCGGCCACCACGTTCGGCGAGAACAACGGCGAGGTCCACTACAACCCCGCCGCGTTCGCCTACGACCCGCTGCAGATCACCACAGACGCCCAACTGACCCAGACCCCGACCGGGTCCGTGGTCCGCTACATCGACCCCAACTCGACGGCGTTCGCCAACTACGGCGACATCCAGATCCAGCGCAACGTCAACACCCTCAACCTGCTCGAAGTGGACGACGCGGCCACGTTCCTGGTGCAGCGCTACGAGGCCCCCAAGCAGCGACTGCAGTCCATCACTATCCCCGTTTCGTCCTACACCGAGAGCGGCGCAGCGGCGTCCCTGGCGTGGACCGAGATGCTCCAGATGGAGCTCGGGCTCCTGGTGCAGGTCAACCGACGCCCGGCAGGCGCTCAAGCGATCTCCTACCCGGGGTTCGTGGAGCAGATCGGCTGGACGAACGACGACCAGGGAAACGCCTCCTGCACGCTGCAGATATCCCCGCAGGGCACCCTGAGCTACTGGACGGTCGGCTCGACCCGGCTCAACGTCCACACCGCGACCACCGTCAACGGCACGTCGCTGGTCATCGACGCGCTGGCTGACGCGGCGACGAACGTCCTCGCGGCGAACATCTCCCGCGCCGGGGACCAGTACTTCTGGATCGTCGGCTACGGAACCGCGCAGGCGGAGCTGATCACCATCACGGCCGTCCCCACGACGACGCTCGGCTACTCGACGGCCACCTTGACCGTCGGCACCTGCATGCGGCTGGACACCGGGGCGACCGGCACCGGGTTCCGGTTCGTCCACGCCATCAACTCCACCGTCCAGGACATCGGCGGCTACTACTCGGCCTATGGGCTGACTTACAGCCAGGTTTCCGCCGCGCTCGCCCCCTACATCAACCCTGCCGGCGCTCTCGACTCGCTCTGCACCGTGGGCGTCTCGACCATCTGCGGCTACTAGGAGACGGACTTGTCCAACCTGCCTGTCCCCATCGAGCGCACTTGGTCGACCAACGACCTCGCGACCGCCGCGCTCCTGAACTCCAACCTCCGCGATGGCCTCAACTTCCTGTTGAACGTGCCCCTCTGCCTGACGACGCAGGGCACCGGGCAGTCGCTCACCTCCACGACGTTCACGCCCATCGCCTTTGACACGAACGTCATCGACACCTACTCAGGTCACTCGACGACCGTCAACAACTCCCGGTACACCGCTGTCGTCTCCGGCTACTACCTGGCGTTGGCGACCGTGAACTTCGGCTCCAACGCGGGTGCGGGGCAGCGGTCGGTCGGCTTCCAGATCAACGGCGGCGGCATCATCACCAACACCCAGTCGACGGTGCCCTCCGGGTCGATCGGGTTCACCGCGCTCACCACGGCGCACCTGGCGTTCCTCAACGTCGGCGACTACATCGAGACGCTGGGCTACCAGTCCACGGGCGGCTCGCTCACCACGCTCACGGCAGGCATGCGAATCATGTGGATGCACGCCTAGCACGAACCGGACAACAGGCAAACAGGGCCGTCCAACTCACACCCCCGAAATCGCCATGGAGTTGCGTATGAGTTCCTCGCTGGCCTCCAACACGGAGTTCGTCGCTGCCGCCGTAGTGACCATCTCCGCCATCGGCGGGCTCGTCATCGCCTCCGCCCGCTCTCTGTGGCGCATAGCCCGAGGCGTCGACCAGTTGCGCGACGACCTGCTCGGCGAACCCGCCCGTCCAGGCGTCCCGGCACGCCCCGGAGTCGTGGAGCGCGTCGGCAAGCTCGAAGAGTCGCACGTCCAACTGCGCCAATCGCAGGTGTCCCAGGCCGAGCACCTCGCCGAGACGACCAAGGGCGTCGAAGAACTCTCCCGCACTGTCCACGAGATCAAGGGCATGGTCACCAAGACACCGCCCCTTTCCGGCGGGGGGCTTCCGGCATGACCCGAGTCATGTACGACGGGGTCACCCCCGCACACCTGCCGACCGACGGCGACATCTACGCCGGCTATGTCAACGGCTTGTACTCCAATATGGCCACGATGAAGGCCCTGCACCCAGGGAAGCTGTACATCGGGATCACCATCGACCCGTCCGTCCCCGCGCAGGTGTACGACTGCGAGCCAGGCAACGGCTCAGCGTCCGACGGCGTCAACTGGGTGAACATCTCCCGAGCCGCTGGCTACGTGCCCACCATCTACTGCGGCCTGAACACCTGGTATCCCGCTATTTCGCAGGCGATCCGCAACGCGGGCGTCGCCCAGCCGGGTTACTGGATAGCCGATGGCACGAAGTGGCAGATCCCAACCCTGCCCCTCGGCGTCGCCTACGCGCTCCAGGACCAACTCGACGTGCCGCCCGGCTTCGACCGCTCGATCGTCGCCGACTACTGGCCCACCATCGACGGCCTCACGCCCCAAGGCGGCGGCACACCCATCACTCCACCTGCTGTCATCCCGGAGGACGAGATGTTCCGAACGATCCGTTGCCCCGAACGCAACGCAAACGTCTACGCCTACAACTTCTCGGGACTCGGGTGGCGCTGGATAGCGAACCCCGATATCTGGAACTCCGTCAAGGCGATGCCCGGCTTCGAGGGGCACGACGACGTGACCGGCGACCGGATGGACATCGCAGCGGACTGGGCTCAGTCGACTGCCACCAAACCGTCGAACAACCAGCCTCACTAGGGGAAGCATGAGCATCCACATCGACACCGCGCTAGTCCTCGCACTGACACTGTCCGTCTTTATCCCTGGCCTGTCGGCGCTGGTCGCCCGCGAGCACTGGAAAGGCTGGGTCGTCGGCCTGATCACGCTCGCGATCTCGACGGTCAACGGCTTCGTGCTGGACTGGTGGAACGCCACGGACATCCACCACTACGACTGGAAGTCCGCCCTCGCGGTCGCAGGCGTCTCCTACGTGCTGGCCGTGCTCGGCCGGGTCGGCATCTTCAAGGATCCCGATCTGGACAAGTTCCTGCTCTCGCTGCCGCGTCTGCCGTTCGGGATCTCCATCACGACCAAGGGCGCTCACGCCGCGCCAGCTGCTCCGCCCGCACCGCCCGCCGCCTAACCCAGCACTCCCTCTTTCGAGCCCCGGTCAACCCCCGGGGTTTTTTGCTGTGCCCCCGAGAAGGAGCCCCTGTAATGCCGACTCACGAAGGTAGCGCCGGATTCACCGGCACTCTGAAGACTCGCGTGCTGCGGGCCCCGCAACCGCACAAGGCGCGCAGCATCCGCCTCCCCGGCGGCAAGCGGGTCATCCTCACCGACGACCCCGGCCAGTCCACCATCCTCGCCAGCGAGGTTTTCTCCACTGAATTGTTCGCGATCCACCGCGATCCGGCGGGCAAGGTCATCCACGAGCACGACCTGGGGTCCGGCCTCGTGACCAACGTCGGCGTGCTCGCCATGGCCAACGACCCGTTCTGGTCGGCGCAGCTCAACCTCGCGACGCTCACCACGCAGAACTTCCACGCCTGGGGCACCGGGGGAACGGCGGCCGCCGTCACCGACTTCCAGATGCAGACTCCGGCGTCGCCCACCAACGCCACTGCGGCGACCGGCACGGCGTCGATCATCGGGTCGGGCACTGCTCCGAAGTACCAGACGACCGCGACCATCACCGCAGGCGGCTCGCTGGCGATCACCGAGTGGGGCCTGTTCTCTCAGGCGACACTGTCCTCGACGACGGGCTCTCCGTTCACCGCCACGACGGCGACGACATGGACGGACACGGGCTCGGCCCAGACGGCGTCGTCGGCGACCGTGCGTGGCTTGCAGCAGTCGATCGTCGTCCCAGGCACGACCGCCGTGTGGGGTTTGAACGCATCCAACACCACGCACGTCGGCACGCTGGTTACCAACGGCAGCACGGGCTGGTTCAACCAGTCTAACGGCGCGGCGGGCTCGACCCCCGGTGCCACTGAAACCTTCTCAATCAAGCCAGTGATGTGGGACCACAAGATCTTCTCGGTGATCAACGTGTCCAGCGGAGACTCGATCCAGTTCATCTACCAGCTTCTCGTCAACTCGGGCGGCTGACCTATGCGCATTCCAGCAGCCGTCAAGCGGCCCGCCGTCGCGGCCGCAGCCCTCGCCGCAGCGGCAGCGGTCGGCATCGTCGCATACGTGGCGGGCGCGTCCGCCGCCACATCGGTCGCCGCGTCCTGCTCGTCGCCGTCGTATGACGGGACGAACTTCTCGATCAGTTGCGTCGTCCCCCAGGTGACAAGCACGGTCACATCGACGGTCACGGTCACTTCCCCCGGTCCCACCGTCACCGTGACAGCCACTGCGACCACGCCGTCTCCGTCCCCGACGCCCAGTGCCACGACGACGACCCCCCCGCCGCCCGCCGCGTTCCCCAACGCGACCAACACCGGGGTCCCAGCCGGGACGACGCTCGCGACCTACTCGGGCTCGCTGAACCTCGGGTGCGGCACGGTCCTGGTCGGCTACAAGATCACGGGCGATATTGAGATCACGGGCGGCAACGGCACCACATCCGCATCCACGCCATGCGTCACCATCCAGGACTCGCTGATCGTTGGCACCGTCCACACCGCTGGCGATAATGCGTCCGGTAGCGGACCACTTGTCCTCACCGATGACGAGTTCGCGCCGACCGTCAACTCCCAGCGGGACGCGGTCGTCGGCGGCAACTACTACCTGACGCGGGTCAACGTCCACGGCGGCGCGTACGGCGGCATCCAGTGCGACGGCAACTGCGTCGTCACCGATTCGTGGACGCACGACTTCATCGACAAGGGCGCGACCCACTACGACGGGATCGGGTCCAACGGTCTCAACGGCGCAACGGTCGGGATGGATCTCGAGCACGACTCGATCGGCTGCAACTTCGTCAGCCAAGTGTCCGGCGCTACTGGCGGCTGCTCGGGCGACCTCGGTCTATTCGGCGACTTCTCGGCCATCGCCCACGTCACCGTCAACAACAGCCTGTTCCTCGCCGCGTCCGGGACCGGCATCAACGCCGACCCCTACCGGCCCTCGTTCTGCGCCTACTCCAATATCGGCAACACGGGCAAGGCGTACCCGTCCGCGTCCTACATGACGTTCAGCAACGACACATTCCAGCGCGGGCCGAACGGCAAGTGCGGCCAGTACGGGCCGATGGCCGACTGGACGTCCAGCAAAGACGCGGCGAACCACAACTCGTGGACGAACAACAAGTGGGACGACGGCACGACCCTGCCCGAACCCAGCTAACCGCGACGCACTCCTCTGATCTAGACCTTCGGCCCCGAGCGGAGTAGCGGATGAGCACCACGCTTTATGCGCGTGCGTCCGTCTGCCCGCTCGGGGGCGCTGGTCAATATGCCCTAGCCTCGCTAGCCGGTCCCAACACCTCCGGTTCCCCGATCGTCACGAACACCGTGGCGAGCGGGACCAACATCCCCTTGACCATCACGGGCGGCGGCACCGCCGTCACTTGGTGGTATCAGGTCGGCACCTCGTTCACCCTGTCCGGCAACATCTCCGCCTCGATCCGAGGCAAGGAGTCCTCGACGTCGGCCAACGCGGGCGCAGGGATCCTGATCGAGCACTACGACTCGACGGGCACCACGAACCTCGGCACGATCCTGTCCGACCGCACGGTGCCCTCGACGATCACCGAGTACAGCACGTCCGACGCGGCCAAGGCCCTCGCCGCCGTGGCCCCGACCTCCACGTCGATCACGTCCGGCGACTGGATCAAGGTCACTTTCAAGGTCCGCAACGTCGGCACAATGGGCGGCCCGTTCACGGTCACCAACACGGTCAACGGCCCGACGTCGACCGGTCTGACGACGATCACCTTTGTCGACACGTTCGCCGAATACTTGCCGACCTCGCCGGTCATCGTCCAGCAGAACATCCAGGGCTCGACGGTCTCGGGCAACTCGATCACCTTCACGCTGCCCTCGACTCCGACTGTCGGCAACACCTTCGTCCTGCTGGTCGGCTCCCGGCAGTCGTTCACCCCGTCCGCCCCGGCCACGACGGTAGCGTTCACATCCGACGCGACGGCCAGCGACGCGGGTGGCGGGCAGGTCACGTCCTGGACCCGCCCGGTCACCACGGGGGACACCACGACCGGGGACGCCGCGTCGAACACCTGGACCGTCACGACGACGGGCGACATCATCAACGGCGTTCTGCTGGAGATATCCGGCGGCAACTCGACGTTCCTCGACATCACGACCGCGACGGCCAGTGGCGGCACGACCCCCTCGGGTCCATCCGGGACCGTGGCGACCGTCGGCGACCTCGTCCTGTCGTTCCTGTCCTCGAACAACTCCAACAACCTTCAGCCGATCGCGGACTACCCCTTCGGGGCGACCACCACGGTCGGCTCGGGCTCGGCGTTCCACCAGTCCTACCTCGCCACCGCTGTCGCCCGGACCACCGGCTCGCTGAACGCCAACTGGTACGCCAACGCGGGCTCTGGCTCATGGGCCGCGCTGCTCATGTTCATCAAGCCATCCGGCGGGACGGCTTACACCCAGAATCTCTCGGCGGGTCTCAGCTTCACGGGCTCGCAATCCAAGGCAACCGCGAAAACCGTCACCGCTGGCCTTTCGTTCACAGGCGCGCTCACCCGGGCCACCGTGAAGACCCTGGCCGCCGGGCTGTCCTTCGCGGGGTCCGTGACGCGCCGAACCGCCAAGATCCTCACAGCAGGTCTGAGTTTCACTGGATCGCAATCCCGGGCAATTGGCAAGGGACTATCCGGCGGCTTGTCGTTCACCGGCAGCCAGACTCGGGCCATCGGCAAAGCCCTCAGCGCCGGACTCTCCTTCACTGGCAGCCAGTCCCGGGCGATCACCAAGGGAATAGCGGCCGGACTGTCCTTCACCGGCAGCCTCACCCGCTCAACCGCTCACGCCATCGCGGCAGGGCTCAGCTTCACCGGGTCCCTGACCACCGCCGTGGTCCACCGCTATGTACAGAACCTGTCGGGGGGCCTGTCCTTCACCGGCTCGCAGGTTAAGTCGGTCGGCAAGGGGCTCGCGGGCGGGCTCTTGTTCACCGGGGCGCTCCCCAAGTCGATCGGCAAAGCCCTCACGGCTGGCCTGTCCTTCACTGGAGCGATTGTCCGCAATATCGCGCACGGCATCAGCGCGGGACTGAGCTTCACGGGCTCCCTGACTCGGGCCACGGCACGCACGATCTCCGCCGGTCTGTCGTTCACCGGGTCGCTTGCCACCGCGTCGGTCCACCACTACATCCAGTCGTTCAGCGCAAGCCTCTCGTTCACAGGCTCTCAGGCCCGCTCGGTCGGCAAGAGCCTCGCGGCGGGCCTCAGCTTCGCGGGGGCGCTTCCCCGGACCATCGGGAAGCAACTGAGCGCCGGGCTCTCGTTCGTCGGCTCAATGCCCCGCAACGTCAAGCATGGACTGACAGCTGGGTTGTCGTTCACGGGTTCGCTCACGCGCAACACCAAACACGCGCTCAGCGCCGGACTGTCCTTCACCGGCAGCCTGGCCACCGCGTCGGTGCATCATTTCGTGCAGTCCCTCAGTGCCAGCCTCAGCTTCACCGGGTCGCAGACGCGCTCGATAGGCAAGGGACTGTCGGGGGGCCTGTCCTTCACCGGCTCGCAGGTGAAGCAAATAGGCAAGGCCCTCTCCGCTGGAGTGACCTTCACCGGCTCAATGCCCCGCCGCATCACGCACGGCCTAGCCGCCGGTCTCTCGTTCACAGGGTCCATCCCCAAGCGCATCGGCAAGGGTGTCAGCGCGGTCCTGGGCTTCCTTGGCAGCCTCACCGCATCCGCCCCGCATCCGCGCCGCAACATCGACGTGGTCCTCGCGACCCAGCCGGACCAATGGCTGCTCACGACCCAAGGCGACCGCTGGCCGCTCGCGACCGAGACGGACCAATGGCCCCTGACCAGCGGGACCGACGCCTACCACTTGACCACGGGCGACGACCAGTGGCTACTGACGACCAGGAGCTGACATGACGCAGCCCGTCAAACCGCAAACGATCTGGGTCTCCTCGGGGGCGAACGAGCCGACCTACTGGGAGCGGTTCACCGAGCAGACCGGCGTCGACATCTCCAGCGACACGATCGCGCTCTCGTTCGGCACCGACGTCGAAGCCGCCACCATGGCCGGGGGTTGGATCACGGGCGGGAACCTGCTCACCCAGTCCGGCACCACGTCCAGCATCTCCGGCACCACGTTGCATTGGCTGGAGGCCGCCGTCCTGATCGGCGGCTCTAACTTCGTCCCCGTGACCGGCACTTGGTATGTGTGGGCGAAGCTCGGAGCCAACCCCGCCACCGCCGTCATCCGGCGCGGCTCTCAGATCGTCTTCGTCTAGCCCTTCACGGCCCGCACGCTGCCCCGCCCACCGTTCCCCATGACGGTGGGCGGGGCGCTTTCCGCGTTCTCAGTTGCTGGCCAGCCCCAAGGCTATGCGCAGGGCCTCGGAGTTGGCCGTGGCCGTGGTGAGCGTCGCCTGGTTGGCCGACAGGATGCTGTTGATGTCTGCGGTCGACGTGGCCTGTGAGATAGATTGAAAGATGGATCGCTCTGCCAGAACACTGGTCTCGTCGGCGTCGACCTTCGCCTGCACCTGGCTCGGCCACTTCCCGGCGTTGAGCGCGGTCGCGAACGTCGCCAGGTCGGTCGTCAGTTGCTTGGCGATGGCGGTGTACTGGGCCGCCGTGGCGGTGTCGGGCAGGGCTCGGAGCGCAGTGATGTCCTTGTTGGGCTCGGCGATCATGGCGAGGTATTGCTGCCCAGCCTCCTGCGTCGTCCAGGCGGTCGCACTGCTGGACGCCACGACTGCCGCCGCCGTGGTGCCTGGCGCAGCGGGCGGATTCGCGGTCGTCTTGGATCCGCCGCACGCGGCCAGCAGACAGAGCGCTGGAACTCCAATCAGCAGGCGCTTCACTTCTTGTCCGCCCGCATCAGGTAGCTGCCGTAGAGCGGCATGAGCGGGACGTTGGTGCCGATCTTGCGGCTCATCTTGCCGGTGCCCCAGGTCCGCACGTTGCGGAATCCGTGCATCTTCAACCGGCGGCGCAACGTCGACACATGGTGCTGGGTCAGGTGCCCGGGCGTGTAGACGGTCAGGTGCTGCAAGCGGAGGCGCAGCGAGCTCGGGTTGGGCGTGGTCAGGATCAGCCGGCCGCCGACGCGGAGGACGCGCTGGAACTCGCACAGCGTCGGGTCGACGTCGCGGGGCCGGAGGTGCTCGAGGAACTCCCCGGCGACGATGACATCCACCGTGCCGTCTTCGAGCGGGATGTCGGTGGAGAGGCCCAGCACCCGCTTCGCGTAGGCGTCGGGGAGGGCGTCGAGGCGGGATTGGAGGACGTCGATTCCCCACAGTTCGATGTCGGGGCGGGCGGTGACGAGTTCCTGGCCCCCGCGCCCGGTGGAGCAACCGACGTCGAGGACGACCCTCGGGTCCGGTGGCAGGTGGCGGACGAACTGCTGGTAGCGCTCGACGGTGAACGGGTCGCGCTCGGCCTCCTCTTGGGCGATATTCTCCCTGGCGTAGTCGTCGATCGTGGTCATTGTTGATCTCCTCAACTGATATGCGGGGCAGCGTAGCGTCAACTCTGCGTTAGGTCCATAGGTTGGTTACCGAGCTAACTGGAGATCAGCCGGAGCGGTCGCGGCAACGCGAACACCGCCGCACGCCGCTCCTCGTCGTCGACCTTGGTGTAACCGGCCGTCGTCGCGATGGACGCATGTCGGCCCAGTTCCTGGGCGACCTTCAAGTTGCCGCCTGACGCTCGGAGAGCCTCGGTGAGAAAGAAGTGCCGGAGCTGATGCGCGGTCCCGTCGACACCAGCCCGGGCGATCAGATCGGAGATAATCCGTGACGCGGAGTTACCTGTCATCGGGCCAGGCCGGACGTGCGACGGGAACCAGAAGTCGCGGGCTGGGAATGTCTCGGCGACCTCGGCGACCAGCGGATGGAGCGGGACCTTGTCGACCACGCCGCCCTTGCCCTCGACCCAGATGTTGGGGCCTTCGATGTGCGGGCCGGCGACCTTGGCGATCTCGCTGACCCGGAAGCCCTCGTATGCGCCGAGGAGCACCATGGCCCGGGTCCGTCGGTGCATCCTTTGGCTGAGGATCTTCGAGACCTGGCCGATGGTGAACGGGCGGGGGCTGCGTCGCGGCACGCGCTGTTTGTGGAGTTTCTGCGTCGGGTCGTCTGGTCGGTACTCCATGCGGACGAGCCATTGATACCAGGCTCGGAAGTGGCCCTGGTAGGTCTGGCGGGTCCCGGCCCCAGCCAGCGCGGCAAGGAACATCGTGAGGTCTTGCCAACTGGCCCCGGTGGGGTCGAGTCCGGTCCGCTCGGCGAAGAGCAGGACCAGGTCAATGCGGGCCTGAATGGTGCGCGGGGCGAGGCTCGCGGCTCGCATCCATTGTTCCCACTCTGTTAAGCGGGACCCCGGCATGCCGGACAAGTTAACAGCGGGCACACAACGAGGGAAGGGGAAGACATTAGTTGCCGATGGCAACTTACGGAGTGGACTGGTCACCCTGTTCGCCGACGAGTAAGCGGGATGACATCGGCCAGCGCGACCGATCCGTCCACCTTGTAATCCGTAGGTTGCGGGTTCGAGCCCCGCGGGGCCCACCCCGAGCCCCACGAAGGCGGCGGAGCGCCGTTCTGCGGCCGCGTCGTCAGGAACCGCCACGGCGGCAACTCAAGCAACCCCGACAGTCGCTCTAGGTCGTCGACCGAGAGCGCAACCTGGGCCGACCCGATGCGTCGAGACCAGTACGACTGGCTCTCGCCGATCAGCCCGGGCAGCTTGTTGACCGTGATCTTCTTGCGGCTGAGCTCGGAACGGACCTCGGCGGCCACTTGCGCCCGCAGAGAGTCCCCACGATCGGGCATCTCGGAAACGATGGCTTTCGTCATGCGACGAGAATAACCACTACGCGGCTGGTTTTGTCAAATTAGCGCGGACGTTTGCCGCTGGCCGAAAAAGTTATGCGCGCACGGGTTGACATGCGTGCCGCTCATGTCCTAAGTTAGTCCTATGGCGACCAACCCCACCGCTCAGAGGGTAGCCGCTGAGGTCCGTGCCAACTTAGCCCGTCTGCGCATATCGCGCCAGTCGTTCGCTGACTCGTTGGACATGTCCCTCTCGGCGGCCACCCGGCGGCTCAACGGCGACGTGCCGTTCACCGTGGACGAGATCTACCGGGCAGCCGAAGTCCTGGACATTGCTCCGACCTCGCTGCTACCCGGCGAACTGACGACCACCAAATAGCGAACGGCCCCGGAATGCACCCGGAGCCGTTCAAGCCGATCGGAAGGGATCGACACCAATGAGTATTTCAGACGCCGGACTAAGTCGGTGTGAAGCCGCATGACCGAGGACGAGTACTACACCCACTGCGAAGACTGGCACCGCGATGAACCAGTCGACGGTTGCCTGTCCTGCGACACCCGCAAGCAGATCGCGTTCTGCATCCAGTGCGGTCGCCAATGGGTCGACGGCGAGATGACCGCGACCCTGCGGATGGAGCACTTCAAGCGGGACATGTGCGCCAAGGGCCAGCACGTCCTGTTCGGCGCGTACGACAACGAGCTGCTCTGCCCCGTCCCGCTCGCTGGGCAGGCGTGCGGCGACCCGATCGCCACTCCGGGCTCGGTGGCGTGCGACTGGCATCAGGCGCACCTCGACGTCCAGGCCGCTAACCGGCGGATGCTCGCGCAGGCGGCACGCCGATGACCGCCAAAAAGAGCGAGCCCAAAGACCTCATGAAGGCGCTCAGGGATTCGATAGATGACGCCCGCCAGGATCGGGAGCGCGCCGAGTACATCGCTGGACTGCGCGCCCTCGCTGACGCCCTCGAAGCCCATCCAACCGTGCCGTTGCCGATCCACGGGCAGCCGTGGAACCCATTGGGCTGGAACCTGCTCGGCGACGAGGCGCAGCGTGAAACTGCCGCCGGCATTATCCGCGAACTCGGCGGCACATGGGACAAGTCCGCGACGGTCTACTTCTACGCCCAGTCCGCGATGCGCGGCCTCCACTTGCAGATCGCGGCCGACCGTGAGGCGGTGTGCGAGCGGCGGGTCATCGGGACAAGGACGGTCGTGAAGCAGGTCGCGACGGCGTTCGAAGACCGAGAGGTCAAAGAGGATGTCGTCGAGTGGGACTGCGGCTCACTCCTAGGCGGTGCTCGATGAACCGCTTCGCCCTCCCGGTCGCTGCCGGGTTCCTCATCCTCGCCGGTAGCGGTGTCGCCGCCGCCGGAACCATCGGAGGCACGCCATGCCCAAAGCCAAGCAATACCCGCTCAAGCGAGACGCATTCGACCTGGCCTACGCCGCCGCTGTCGTCCTCCTCGCCGTCGTCGTCTGGCTCGCCTTCGGTCTCGGCGACTCCGTCGTCTTCCTCGTCGCCTTCGGCGTCGTCTACTACATCGGCAACCGGGCCAGCCATCCCAAGTGGCACGCTTTCGTCCGCCGTTCCGTCGTCGTCGCCTATCTCCTTGGGCACCGCGACGAGCGCTGAGGCCAGCATCGGCCCGGCCTTGTCGATCACCAGCCCCGACACGTCTTCTCCCGTCGTGTCGGCCGCGCCCACCGCTAGTGCCGCCCCCGGCCTGGCGTTGACGGGCGCTCACCCGGCAGTCGCGCTTCTCACGGGGGTGGCTAGCGCGGCTGCCGGGCTCTTACTTCTCGGGTTCTCCCGGGTCATGCGTCGGCGGGGTGAGCACCAGTGACTTACCTCTGGCTTGCCATGTCCGCCGCCTGGGCTGTCGCGCTCTGGCTCTGGCTCGACGGGATCGAGGACGAGTCGTGAACAGCCTGGACTTCGTCATCGCGATCGTCTCGCTTCTCGTCGGGATGTTCTGGGGCGAGCGCCGCTCCAACGCCCGCCACCGCTACTACGCCATGCAGTCGGGCGCTCGGCACCGCAACGGGTTGTCGGCGTCGAGCATGGTCCGCCGTCACGGGTATGTGCCGGACTTTCTTTCATGGGGGACAGAAGAATGAGCCAGTTCAATCAGAAGCAAGTTGCCCAACTCCTGAAACCGATCGCTCCGCAGCGCGTCCTGCAGGCGCAGGGACACTCTCACGTCTCCCAGCAGGACATCACGGCGCACTTGATCCGCATGTTCGGGTTCGGCGGATTCGACACAGAGGTGCTGCAAGTCGAGTGCGTCTTCGAGATGCCGACAACGTCGGTGTCCAAGGGTAAGACCGAGCCAGATCCAAACCGCTTCGACGTCTGCTACCGGGCTCTGCTGCGTCTCTCGATCCGGGACGAGACCGGCAAGGTGATATGCCAGTACGAAGACGGATCGACGGCCACGGCGCAGAACCAAACCCGGGGCGACGGGCACGACCTGGCCTATAAGTCGGCGATCTCGCTGGCCAAGAAGCGGGCCGCGATCAACCTCGGGGACCAGTTCGGCCTCTCCCTCTACAACAAGGGCCAGACGAGCGCGCTGGTCAAGGCCACGCTGGTCGGCGTCGAGGACGAAGCCCCGGAGGACGTCCAGGAGGGCGTCGCTCAGCAGGTCAGCCTCGGCAACGACGAGATCGAGCACGAGTCCCAGAAGGTCGTGCCGGACGAAGAGCCGGAAGATCCGCTGCTCGCTGCCGACTTCGCGGCGTCGATCGCCATGTCGGAGACGATGGCCGAGCTCAACAAGGTCGGCGAGCAGATGGCCAAGTCCAAGTTGAGCGCCGCCCAGCGGGAGCCGTTGCGCGTGGACTACGCGGCCAAGATGCAGGCATTGCGGGAGCAGGTGTCCGCGTGACGCTGAGCCCGCTCAGGGAAGGCCGCATCACGGGCTCGCGCATCGGGGCCGTGCTGGGTCTTAACCGTTACCAGTCTCGGGCGAAGGTGCTGGCCGAGATGATCCAGCAGGCGAAGGGTTTGCCCGCCGAGTTCCAAGGCAACGAGCACACCGCCTACGGACACAAGCACGAGCGGGACGCGCTGGCCGACTACGAGCGCGAACGCGGCGTGATGGTCTGGGGCGGACAGGCTTTCCTCATCCACCCGCTACACCCGTTCCTCGCCTCCACCCCGGACGGCTACGTCGGCCTGGACGGCATGGTCGAGGTGAAGTGCCCGCCATCGGCGAAGTACGACCACATCGACCAGAAGCCCGAGTACGAGGCGCAGATCCGGCTGCAGCTCGAATGCGCCGGCCGCTCCTGGTGCGATTTCGTCGTCTGGAGGCCGTCGGGAATCTCGGTCTCCCGCGTCGAGCACGACCCCGCGTGGCTGCCCTCGGTGATGCCCAAGTTGGAGAAGTTCATGGCCGACTATCGCGAGGCCCTCCGAGAGGCGCTGGCCGCATGACCGCCACCGAGGAAGCCCGCGAGATCCAGGTGGACGAGTACATGCGTCTCATCCGCGAGCGGGACATGGCTCTCCGTCAGCGCGACCTGGCCCGGAGTGTGGCCGCGAAGTTGTGGGACGAGAACGAATCGCTCCAGGCGACGATCCGCGACTGGGAGTTGACCCGGTGAACGCTGCCTACGAGGCAATGACGCCACTCGACATCGAGGCGCAACTGAACGCCGTCCGCAACGAGATCACGCGTGCTCAGGGCGACTTACGCGCCGCCCGAATCGCCGAGACGAAAGCGAAGGTCGCATTGAAACGGGCCGAGATCGTCGCCGCCCATGACGTGCCACCCGTGAAGCGGGGGAGCGACATCAGCAACGCGGACGCCCGCAAAGAGGCGATCTTCGAGCGGTGCGTGACCCCCTGGCAGGAGTTGGAGCAGGCGACCACGTTGCGGGAGATCGCACAGGAGGCGTTGCGGGTGAAGTTGGCCGACGCCGAGATCCTCCGGTCCCTGGGTTCGTCTGTCCGCGCTAGTTACGAGATGGCCGGGAGAGGCTAAATGACCATTACCGAGCGTCCCCCTTTATCGGCTCGGCAATACCGGATCTATTCCTTCATCGCCCTCTACATCGACACCTACGGCTGGGCTCCGAACTACCGGGAGATCGGTGCGGCCTGCGGACTCAAGTCCACGTCTTCGATCTCGCACCAGCTGAACGCGCTGGAGGCTCGCGGCTACGTCAAGCGTGGCCGGAGCGGCTCCTACCGGACTCTGAGTGTGATCGCATGAGCGATCCCATGCTGCAGATGGACCATTCGCCGATCGTCCTGCCGAAGGTCTCGATCGAGGGGCGTTACCGGGCGGCCATCGAGACGTGCAAACGAGCCGTGGACATCGCCGAGGCCCGCGAGTTCCTGCTGATGCTGGGCCTGGTGGTCGAGCGATGAAGCGCTCCGCGATGACCCGTAAGACGCCGTTGACCCGGACCGGCTTTCCCCAGACCTCAGGTCATCCCCCGCTTACCCGAAATCCAGGTGAACCTAACCTCACCCGTTCCTCAGGAATCCGCCCGACGTCGAAGAAGCGCCGGGCGGAGCTACGTCAGCGTACTGAAGTCGTGGCCGCGCTTGTGGAATCCCAGCCGTGGTGCGCGAACTGCGGTCGCACGGGCGTGCCCCTGGACCCGGACGAGATCAAGTCCCGAGCTCGGGGCGGCTCGATCACGGACCCGGCGAACATCCAGATCATCTGCCGCGAATGCCACGACTTGAAGCACGCCGAGCTCGCCCCCCACCTGTCCCTGCACTCATGGGAGGAAGCGTCATGACCAGCGCACCCACACCTTCCGGCGACGCACTCCGGGTCGATCAGGCCATCGCGTTCGGACGGTCCCCGGACTGGATGGTCGAGAAGCTCGGAGTGACCCAGGAGTTCATCGCCAGCCGTCACCGCTATCTGGACAAGGCGAACCGGCACGTCGACCACGACCCGCCGCCGCGACTCTCGAAGCACGGCCACCGCCTGGCCCCGTGCGGGACCAAGGGTGCCCGGGACCGTCACCGGGCGAACGGCGAGACGTGCGAGGAGTGCACCCCCGCTCCGCAGGACCTTCTGCCATGCGGCACGGAGGCCTCCAACCGCCGCCACCTCCGCCGGGGCGAAACCTGCCAAGTGTGCAAAGAGGCCGCCCGGTTAGCGGAGTCCCTTCGTCGGCAACGACGGAAGAAGGCGGCATGACCACTCTGGACTTCGAGGTGATCGGCCAGCCGTCCCCTCAAGGGAATCACCGGACGTCGCGGTATGGGGCCATCTACGAGACGAGCAAGAACCACAAGCCGTGGCGGGACTCGGTCGTTGTCGCCGCGAAGGCCGCCGCGATTCGATGCAACTGGCGAGTGGCTCCGGCTCGGTCTATCGGGTGCGTCATGACCTTCCGGTTCCAGCGGCCAGAGAAGCACTACCGGGGTGGCCGGTTCGCTCACCTGTTGAAACCGAACGCGCCAAGGTTCAAGGCGACCGCCCCCGACCTTGACAAGCTCGCCCGGGCGATCGGCGACGCGCTCAAGGCGGCGGACGTCATCGCGGATGACGCCAGGATCGCTCACATAGAGGCCACGAAGGTCTATGTCGGTAAGGGCGACTGGACCGGGGCACTTATCTCCATCTACCCGCTGGACGAGTCATGAGCACCGTGACGCAGTTGTTCGCGAGCACGCACGGCAATCACCTGCCAGACGACCGGGAGTGGCTCACCTCGCCCGAGGTCGTCTCCGCGACTGGCTGCACATACCGCCAGTTGGACTTCTGGTCGCGCACTCGCCGCATCCGCCCGGCGGACGGGGACGGGCACGGGAGCGGCTACCTGCGTCGCTGGGACAAGTCCGAGGTCCAAGTCATCCGCCTGGCTGTCCAGTTGCTCGACTTGAAGCTCTCGCTCGACGCCGCCCTGGACTACGCCCGGAGGCTGGCCGCTGACGGCATGGTGTTCGAGCACTGCGAGGGCGTTCATCTGATCCTCCACGTCCCGAGCGAGGCGTCATGACCGACCCCTTGGCCAACAACCACCGATATGCGCCCCGGCACATCAGGGAGCGCCTAGAGCTGTCCGAGCGGTACGCCGCCGCATGGGTTCTGGTGGGGAATCCGGCGGCTAAGGCGATCTGCGAATCCCTCGGGGACCTGCGTCTGCTGCTCGATGCGGAGGAGTCATGACCACGCCTGTCGAGTCGGCCCTCACATTCCCTCAGCGGGTCGACATCCCCCCGAGCGGCGCAGACGACCTGGCGGACCGCTTGGCTGCGGCTGAGGCGAATCTGGCCCATGTGGCGGCCGACAAGAAGGCTTACAAGGCGGACGCCGAACGGCTGCACGCAGTGCTCGCCCGAGTCCGCTCTGGCTGCGACGCCCGGAACTGGCCCATGGTCATCGCCGCCCTGATGGATATCAAGACGACCGCGTCGGTTCCACTGGAGCGCCACTGGTTCGTTGCGGACGCGACGTCTAGCTATTGCCTGGCGTGCAACCTGCCCGAGTCCAACGGCCGGCACGTCTCCAAGGCGGATTGATGCCTGATGACCGCCTTTACATCAAGGTCCACAACGGGATGCCGGAGCACCCCAAGGTTGTCGGCCTATCAGACCGGGCGTTCCGCGCACTGGTCTCGCTCTGGTGCTACTGCGACCGGAACAACACCGACGGGAAGGTGCCCGGCGTGGTCGCGTTGAAGGAGAGCCGCAAGGCCGTCACCGAGCTGGAGAAGGCTGGTTTGCTCCGGCCGGCGGGCAGCGACTGGACGTGCCACGACTTCCTCGAGCACCAGCGGTCGCTCGCACAGAAGGCCGCGCTAAAGGAGAAGCGGGCCACTGCGGGAGCCAAGGGGGGGCAAGCAAAAGCCCTAGCAAGTGCTAGCCGCTTGCTAGGCGTCGGTCATGACAGCGGCGCTAGCAAATCGGTAGCAGAGAAAGAGTTAGAGAAAGAGAAAGATCAAACCCTTGCGGCGAAGCCGCGTGAGAGGGACCCGATCTGGGACGCCGTCGTCACGGTGTGCAGCATCAACGACGCCCAAATCACCAAGTCAGGCCGAGGTCCTGTCTCCGTCGCTGTTCGTGATCTCAAGGCAGTCGGGGCTACCGCCGCGCAGATCCAACTCCGCGCCCGCAACTACCGCGCCAAGTTCCCCGGCGCTGAGTTGACGCCGACCGCATTGGCGAAGCACTGGGCATCCCTCGAAGGCGGCGCTTCCGTGGCGGTTGCGGCAGGCGGTGGGTGGTGACCCAAGTGGCCGAGGCGCTGACCTCTGAGCAGCAGGTGATCGGGTCGGTTCTGATCGCCCCGAAGTACCTCCCGGCGGTCGAGCGGATGTTGACCGAGCTCGACTTCGCCGACCACCGCCATCAGAAGCTCTGGAATGTGCTCACCGGAATGAGGGCGGCCGGGAAGGCGATCGACGCGCTCACGGTGGACGCTGAGGCCGCTGCGCTCGGGTTCGGGCGTGAGTCCGGGGGCGCGCTGTACCTGCACGAGTTGACGTCGAGCGTGGTCACGCCCGCCAACGTCGAGTACCACGCCGAGCTTGTCCGGGATGCATCCCGCCGCCGCTCGGCGTGGAAGCTCGGCCAGCGGATCCAGCAGATCGCCGCCGAGATCGCCGACCCCGACCGGATGGCGGACGCCCTGGCGCGGGAGTCGATCGCGCTGGATCTGTTCGTCAACGACCAGGGATCCGACGCGCCTGTCGAGGATCTGCAATCGTGGGACGACTTCATCAACCGACACGGCGGCGTGGCCCGCAAGTGGGTCATCCCCGGTGTGATCTCGTCCAGCGACGTCTGGATGATCCTGGCCCCGATGGGTGCCGGCAAGACGACCCTCTCGCGCCAGGTCGCCTGGTGCGCGGCGGCGGGAATCAACCCGTTCAATCCACTGGAGCGGTTCGAGCCTAAGCGGTCTCTTGTGGTCGACCTGGAGAACGACCCAGGCGAGGCGGCGGACGAGTCTTCGTCCTACCTGGCGCAGGTGAAGCGGCTGGGCGACTTCGACCCGGACCGGGCGCAGGTCTGGTCTCACGTCGAAGGCCTGAACGTCCGCACGCGGGCCGGGGCTCAGTTGCTCGAGCGGGCGGTCGCGCAGGCCCGGCCGGACATCGTCTGCCTCGGCTCGCTGAACAACGTCTACAGCAAGGGAGGCTCCGATTGGGACACCTGCGCCGACGAGGTGAGGGCGGTGTTCAACAGCATCCGCAAGCGTTACGGCTGCGCCCTGTGGCTGGAGCACCACATGGCCAAGGCGGTCATGGGCACCGCCAGCGAGTCGCCCTACGGGTCGATGATCTGGGCCGCGTGGGCGACGCACGGCCGGGTGCTGTCCCGCGCCGTCGACAACCCAGCCTCGCCGTTCGTGTTCCGCGCCCCATTCCGGGGCGACCGAGGCAAGCGGGACGCCCCTGTCGGGTTCTATCGCGGCGGAAAGCTGCCCTGGACGGCTATCCACGATCCCGGCGAGTTGGAGATTCTCACCGAGGCGGCGCAATGACCACATTTCTCGGGGCTACGGGAAGGTATGAGATTTCATGACGAGATTGAGTGAAGCGCTCGCGGAGACCAAGGGATCGAAAATCCCTCAATGCACGGTCGGCATTCTGCTGCTGCGCCTGGACAAGAACGAGTCCAAAGAGCTCGTCCGCCTGATCGACGATCACGACAACAAAGCGTCGGAGATCGCGGCGGCGTTGGCGAAATACCCCAACGAGTACAACGTGCATGGGAAGCCGGTCGCGGCGAACGCCATTCTCCGGCACCGCAAGCGTCAGGCTGGCGGGTGCTCATGTCCTCGATAAAGGACGTCGCCGCAGACGTGGCCGCGCAGTCGGAGATCAACGAGCTCCGCGCCGCCCTGTCGAAGGCTCAGCGGGCCGTGTCTCAGTCGAGGGCGAAGTCGGCGGGGTTCGTGGAGGCCACCTACGCGGCCGCCCGGCACGCTTATCTGGCGCACGGCGGGTACAAGCCGATCGTCCCCCCGCCGGCTGACCGGCGGAAGAAGGGGAAGCCCGAGGTTGCCCTCTGGCATCTGACGGACTGGCAGTGCGGGAAGAAGACCGCGTCGTACGACATGGCTGTGATGGACGAGCGGGTGCGCCGGTTCGCCACCAAGGCCGTGCATATCGCGGACATTCAGCGGGCCGACCACCCGGTGCGGCACTGCATCATCCTGCTCGGCGGGGACTTCGTGGAGAACACGACGACGTTCCCGGGGCAGGAGTGGGAGGTGGAGGCGCACACCTTCGAGCAGATGTTCACCGCCGGGGCGACGCTCGAAGCAGTGATCCGAGTGGCGCTGGAGACGTTCGAGACGGTGCAGGTGATCGGGGAGCCCGGCAACCACGGGCGGGTCGGCAGGCCCGGCGACGCGCCTCGCGGCGACAACTGGGACCGGGTGCTCTACAAGGTGGTCACGGACCGCTTCGCGACCGAGCCGAGGTTCACCTACGTGAACGCCGACAGTTGGCATCAGAGGTTCTCGATCGGCAACTACCACGGCATTCTGGTGCATGGCGACGAGTTCAAAGGATTCGGCGGCCAGACGCCCATGTTCGGCATTCTTCGGAAGTCGAACGCCTGGAAATCCGGTGTGATAAAGGGTGGATTCCAAGATATCTACGTGGGACACTTTCATAACCACAACGACCTGACTTTAGCGGCCGGCGGATCCGTGTTTATGACGGGAAGTCCCGAAAGCGACAACGAGTACGCACGGGAGTTTGTCGCCGCCGCCGCTATTCCGTCGCAGCGCTTGCATTTCATCGACCCCGATAAGGGTCGAGTGACCGCTCAATATCGAATCGAGCTGGCATGACATTCGAGACCCTGGACTCGGGGCAGCGGGTCGAGTACCCGTCTGGTTTCCGGCGGGACAGCACCGAGGGCAAGCCCCGCTTCGACCTGATCCCACTGGGGCCGCAGTTGCGCCTCGCCGAGCTCTATGCCCGGGGGGCCGAGAAATATGGCGACCACAACTGGGAACTGGCGAACTCCCCGGAGGAGCTTGAGCGGTTCATGGCCTCCGCGCTCCGGCACCTGCATCAGTGGCGGGCGGGGGAGACCGACGAGGACCACGCCATCGCGGTCGTGTGGAACATCTTCGCCTACCTGGAGACGGAGGCGAAACTCCGATGACCGAGGCTTTGCGAGACCGGGTGACAACGGCCCTCAGCCAGTCGGTGCGGCCCGAGATGGCCACCCGGTTCATCGTGATCATGGAGACGATGGACACCGACGGGGTCAGCGGGTTGAGCGTGATCGCCTCCCGGGACCTGACCCCGTGGGATTACCTGGGGATGCTGGCCTACGCCACGAACGTCACTGGCGAGGAATGCGACGACGAGGCGGCGTCATGAGGACGGCCTACGAGCGTTGCTCCTGGTGCCGGGGTTCTGGCATGGAAGACGCGATGAACGGGCCTCGCGACTGCTCGGAGTGCCGTGGCGACGGTCTCGTGCGGGCGCGCGATGAGCGTGGCCGATTCACGACGCTGGAACTCGGCGGTAGCACGCCTCCTGGCGTTGATAGGTCTGTTTTGGGGGGGTCTCTATGAGCCCCAACCCGTACTACACCGACGACTTCGTAACCCTCTACCACGGCGACTGCTTCGACATCCTGCATGACCTGTCGGGCGTCGGCGCTGTGATAACGGATCCTCCGTATTCGTCGGGTGGCGCATTCCGGGGCGACAGAGCACAGGCGACGACGACGAAGTACGTCAACAGCGACACGTACGCTTATCGGCCGGAGTTCGCTGGGGACAACCGTGACCAGCGCTCGTTCATGGCCTGGGCGACGCTTTGGCTGAACGCCGCACGCAATGCGTCAGAGCCTGGGGCGGTGCTCGTCTCGTTCATCGACTGGCGCAATCTGCCCGTTCTCACCGACGCGGTCCAGGCTGGCGGATGGGTCTGGCGCAACCTCGGCACCTGGTGGAAGCCCGGTGTCCGGATGCAGAAGGGTCGTTTCTCATCCTCAGCCGAGTACGTGGTCTATGCGACTAACGGTCCGGTCATCGATGGCGGCGGGAGCCCTCAGAACGTCGTGTCGTGCAAGATCGACGGGGACCGCGACCACATAGCCCAGAAGCCTGAGCCGGTCATGCTGTGGGCGTTACAGGTCGTGCCGCCTGCCGCTCTGATCCTTGATCCATTCATGGGCAGCGGAACCACGCTCGTCACGGCTAAGCAACTCGGATTTCGCTCGATCGGCATCGAGGTAGATGAGCGGTACTGCGAAATAGCGGCCAAGCGGCTTGCTCAGGACGTTCTCGATTTTGGGGGGTCGGTATGAGCCCCAACCAGGGAACAGAAAATCTATCTACGCAAGATGCGGCTACCGCGGTTCCGTACTTCGAGGACCACGACGTGACGCTGCTGCTCGGTGACGCACGGGAAGTGCTCGCCACCCTCGCACCAGGCTCGGTGAACTGCGTTGTCACATCGCCGCCCTATTTCGGTCTCCGCGACTACGGGGTGGACGGCCAGGTTGGCTTAGAGGCGTCACCGGGTGAGTACGTCGAAAAGCTGGTCGACATCCTTGACCTTGCAGGTGATGCGATGACGAACGATGGCGTCATGTGGCTCAATCTGGGCGACACCTACTTCAGCGGCAAGGGCGCGGCAGTCGGACCGGACAGGAAACAACCAGCGAGGCGCGGATTTGTTCGGCCCGTTGACGTGGCGCAGGAATGGGGGCGTCCGAAGAACCTCATCGGAATCCCATGGAAGGTCGCTTTCGCCCTCCAGGATAGGGGGTGGACGCTGCGCAAGGAGATCATCTGGCACAAGCCGAACGCGATGCCTGAGAGCGTCACGGACCGCGTCAGCTCTACCCATGAAAACGTTTTTCTGCTCAGTAAGAACCGCAACTATTGGTTCGATCTAGATGCCATCCGAGAGCCATACAGCGCCATCTCGTTGAAGCGATATGAGAGCGAGTTCCAGCAGGGCGGCGCTACGCACCATGCTCAGCTCAAATCGAACATGCTTAAGGACGGTGGGAAGATTGATGCGAACCCGCTGGGTAAGAATCCCGGAGACGTCTGGTCGATCCCAACCGCCCCGTTCCCTGGCGCGCACTTCGCCACCATGCCACCTGAATTAGCTAGGCGCTGCATCCTCGCTGGCTGCCCCGAAGGCGGAACCGTGCTGGACCCGTTCAACGGCTCCGGCACGACGGCGATGGTCGCCCGCCGGTTGGGCCGCAAAGCGATCGGCATAGACCTCAACCCCGCGTATCTCGATATCGCTGTCCAGCGCATCGGGGACACGCCTTTCGATTTTGGGGGGTCGGTATGAGCCCCAACCCTGACAGGCAAACCGATAACCGCGAAGACGCGGCTGAAGCCAACCTGCGATTCAGCAAAGGCTCAAAGCACGGCCAGATGCACAAGCTCGGCGACGCCCGCGGCTGGACCTGCCAGCACTGCGGCAGGCGTGTCCATTGCCGAGTTTGTGAGCCGCGCAAGCCGAACATCTCCCACGCCACTCGTGACCACCTGGTGCCGCGCTCGTGGGGCGGCAAAGGTGGCGGCAACATCGTCCTCGCGTGCTGGCGCTGCCGTAAGTGCGACGAGTGGCACATCGGCAAAGCGTCGCGTAACGCTTTCCACGAATCCGCGGTAGCCGCTTCTAGCGTGAATGAGGGTTGTGATCTTGATGTCTGATTTGGGTGTGGTAGCGGACCGAGACGCCCTCGCCGCGCTGGTTCAAGCGCAGAGGTACGGCGGCAAGGTGTTTCCGGCCCTGAATCGGCAGGACTTCACAATCGCCGATCGCATCTTGTCGTCGTCGTGGCTCGCTGAACACGACAGGGCCGTCGAACAGCGAGCACTTCATGCCGCCGCCGACGCTATTCAGGCGCTTCATCTCGGCGAGCGCAAAGCATCCGTCGAGCTTTTGCGGGGCTCGGGCTGAGCAGGGAGGCACACCAAGCGCCCGGATTCTGTGACGACGGCGTACATGGACCTGCGGTTGGGGGAGGCACACCAACATGAGCTGCTACGGCTGCGCGCACTGCGGATGCGACCCGGACGACCCAGACGATTCCTGCTGGACATGCGAGGAATGCGACTACGAAGCCGATGACGGCGACGAGCCGTATGACATCCAGACCGCCGTGATGGACGCGCTGCCGCACGCCACCCACCCGATGTTCGCGAAAGCCGACGAGTTAATCAAAGGGCTCGACCAGCGCGGATTCAAGATCGTCCCGAAATCGGAGGAGGTTGGCCGTGGCTGACGACGTAGTAGCGGACACCCGAACAGACGACGAGATCGAAGCGGCAGCGGTGTTGGCGGCGAAATGGACGGCTGCCTCCGAAGCTGCGCGCAGGGGCGAGTGGCATTTCCCGGCTGACTGCCTAGCCGAAGCCGTCTTGGTCTACAAGGCGTTGCAGTCTGAGTTGGTGCGTCTCCGGGCCGACAACGCCACCAAAGACGCCAAGCTCGCGAACATTCGAGCGGCGCTGTTCCAAGGCGGCCAAGACGACACCTCACGGGCAAGGCTCGCCCGACACTACTTGGAGCAGACGTGAGCATCATCGACCACGGCTGGACACACATCAGCAAGCTCAAGCGCGACCAACTGGAGCTTGCCTACATTGCCGCCGTCGAGACCCGTGACCAGGCGCTGGCCAGGGTCGCCACACTAACCGCCGAAGCATCGAACTTCGAGACGCTGGCGACGCAGCACTACCACGAAGCGCGCGAGTTGCGCGGCCAACTACGTGCCGCGCTGGCTGACCGGGACGGAATCCACCCGAATCACGACGGTCAGTGGCGTCACGACGGATGCAGTGGCTACGTCATCTTCGACGCCGACCGATGGCGCTGCGGCGAATGCGACGGATCCGGTGCTCTATCAGGGGAGACACCACAAGATCAAAATGCTCATATACGCCACGAGGCGGGCGCAGATGCGACCGTTGAGGAGGAATGACATGGAGGTTCAGCGTGACGATCCCGGACCCGCCGTTGCACAATCTGCTGATCTGTTGTGGGTCAGGGCCGTGTCCTCCGGAGTGCCCGAGAGAGATCTGGCGCAAGACGTACTCGGGCGACTCAGCGAATACGCCGTCCTACTCCGAACAGACCGCCGACGATGGAAGGAACACCGAATCAGCACCGAGGCCTTCGCAGCAGGTGTAGATCGCTTCATCGAAGTCATTCTGGCGGCGGCTCGGGCTGTACCAGCAATACCCACCGAACCGGATGGAAACGACCGGCTTGCCGAGCCGGGCACCGATCGCGCCGCTGCCCACGAGTCCTCGGTAGCCGCTTCTAGCGTAGATATGTCTGGTTTTGGGGGTGGGGTATGAGTGACACAGCCGACCCGCGAATCGAAGCGGCATGCGAAGCGTTCTACTACGAATGGGGCGACGACGTCGTCGATCCTGGGGACGCCGCCATGTGCCGCTCGGAGATGCGGAACGCTCTGGCCGCTGCGGACGCTGTCGACCCGATCCGGGTAGCCGCCCGACTCCCGCACTGGGGCGACGAACGCGACGACGACCCGTGGTGGCAGGGCTATTTCGCTGGACAGGCGTCCGAGTGCGGCGAATGCGGACCCGTCTCAATCGACCTGGATGCTGCTCGGCTGGCCCTAACCGAAATAGACCAGCTACACCAGCCGCGCAGGATCCCGATCAGCGGCGGAACGACCAACGCGCCGACGTTCACCCTGACGTGCAACCACTGTCACGTCACCGTTCCTCTGTGGCCGTGTCCTACTGCTCGTGCCATCCAAAACTGGAAAGGCAACACATGAGCGAATCCGAGATCCTGGCCGCCGCCCGCGCTGACGTCATCCGCGAGATCGAGGACGTCCTCGCTGCCGCGCTCGGTGTGGAGCGTGACACCGATGGGCAGATGAAGCGCCCGTCATGGGGTGCCGCTGGTGAGTTGGTGTCGTTGTCGTTCGCTCGTGAGGCCGCGGCTCGGCTGTCTCGCGTACAAGCACTAGCCGACGAATGGGCTTCGATCGAAGTTCACACGCAGCAAGGCGCGGCCCGGGTTGATTGCGGCGAGAAGCTTCGGGCGGCTCTTGAGGGGACGACATGAAGTTCAGTGCGCCGCAGCTGAAGGTAGTCAACTTCTGCGCGCAGGAATGCCTGCTGCAACGCTCGGGCGAGTTGAGTGTCGGCTGGATGATCGACGCCTGGGACTTCGCGTGCCAAGTCGGGGCATTGGACGAGGAACGGCTCATCGAGATCGGGCGATTAGTCGAGCCGGTCGTCAACCGTGACGGCTATAGGCGGGTAGGTGTGCGGGTCGGCTACTCGGTGAAGATGCCGTGGCAGCAGGTGCCCGTGGCGATGGCATCACTGCTGGAGGACGGCGAGTTGCTGTCACCAGAGGAGTTCTTCCGGGAGTTCGAGGAGATCCACCCGTTCCGCGACGGCAACGGCCGCACGGGCCAGATTCTCTACAACTGGCTGCGCGGGTCTCTTGACGCCCCGGTTTTCGCCCCGAACTTCTGGGCCGATGAGCGCCGTGATGGGCTGCCAACCGCGGTAGCCGCTTCTAGCGTAAATAGGTCTGTTTTGCCGGTTGAGGGGACGACATGAGCCAGTACCGGCTGCGCCGGAAGATGGTCCTCTGGGCCGACGGGCAGATGAACTTCACCCACCCGTTCGAGGTTCCAGACGGGGATGTCCGCATCGTCTACGTCGATTGGGACGGCGAATGCGTCGATGTGTTCTTCCTTGAGCCAGCGCCTGAGGGGACGCAATGAGCGACGAGGACGATCTGCGGGCTGTGATGGCCGAGCATCTCGATTACGTCGAGGTCCAAGACGTCGAGGGCTGGTATCCGGAGGTGTTCTGCGTGGACTGCCAGTTGGGGTTCCCGGCGTCGTGGGGTGATTTCGACGAGCATCTGCGGGTGGATGTCGGCAATCCGTGGCGGGTCGCTGCTGAGCATTGGATACAGGCCCACGCGGGAGGCAGTGAATGAGCGACCTAGTCGAGTTTTTGCTGCAACGGATCGAAGAGGACGAGGCTGGGGGTTTGTTGCCTTCGGCATGGTGGCCGCATGAGCGGGTGTTGGCTGAGTGCGCAGCCCGCCGCCGCATCATCGAATGGGTGCAGGATGACGAACTTGAAGCCGCACCCGATCTAGCCATGGGCCATTGGGAGGGGCATGGATCTGATGAGCGGTGGGTCCGGGATGTGCCCCACGAACTGCTCCGCTTCTTAGCTGCGCCCTTTTCTGGTCATCCTGACTTTCGTCCTGAATGGAGCGCCGAGTGAGCGAGTCCCCCACCTGCCGCGTCTGCCACGCCAAGACCGACAGCTACCTTTGCGCCGCCTGCTCGGACGTCCTGGTCCAACGCCTCTCATCACTACCTGCCATGCTCGCCGAGCTCGAGGTGAACCTGACCCGCCAGGATCGTCTGAACGGCGCGGGCGTCTCCCAGAACTCGCAGCGGCTCTGGATCCCCCCGGACGGTGTGACGGCCTACCGGGAGGTCGACGAGGACGGCAAGCCTGTGGTGAACCTGTACTACGACGAGGAGTTGCCGGCGCACCTCAGGACATCGTCGGGTCGGGTTGCGTTGCCGGTGACGCCGTGGCAGATCGGCTGGAACGCCTCGGAGATGCTCTGGGAGGCTAGGGCAGATCTGTCCGGCTGGATCCGGCACCTGTGCGAAACCAGGGGCGTGAAGCCGGAGCGCCCAGTGAGGGATCTGGCGTCCTCAAGCGCCTGGTCGGACCGGGACCTCTGCGCTTGGCTGGCCGGGGCGGTGACCTCGATCCGCCTGGACGAGGCCGCTGGGGAGCTCTTCGGGGCCGTGGCGACGTGCCTGGAGCGGATCGGGTTCTTGATCGACGCCCGGGACGAGGACCAGTTCGTCGGGATCTGCACCGAGCCGGACGTGCGGGTGGACGCTAGACC